CTAGACTGCCCCTGTGCAGCTAGACTGCCCCTGTGCAGCTAGACTGCCCCTGTGCAGCTAGACTGCCCCTGTGCTCCCTCGCTTTGCTTCGGTCGCACACCAAATTTCCGTTTACAAACAAATCAATTTTCATCTAACTCACGTATTAAATCATTAACATATTTCACACAGGAATCAAACTCGTCATATCCATCCAAAATCATAGCACCCACAGTTATATGAAGTTTGTCTATAACTTCTTTTTTGAGCAGCACAGCATTCGCCTTGCTTGTATCAGACTTTTCTATCACCGTTATTGCAGAATCAATAATCCTAGTTACTTCGGATGGTGGCATCATGGGAATATCAGCACCTTTCCGCCAAGACTGATATTCTCTCATTTTTTTAAGAAGCTCTTTTTTTCTCATGTGTTTAGTAAATAAGGGGTGATTATGGCTAAATGGATATTGACCCATAAAACACCCCTTTTATGTGATATGAAAAGATTCAAAATTAAAACAACAGTCCATAAGACAAATATTGTTTTAAGGATCTTTTATGGTGGCAAAATCACCACAAAGATAATAATTATTGCGAATTAAGCCAAATAAATATATAAATTAAACAACAATCTCCCAATCATCGGCAAATACATCACTGATAGACGGAACCCATGAATCAGCGCGTCTGGTGTTCTCGTTGTAAATAAGGCATTGACTCGTATAGTCAATGAAACCTTTGTCTTTCAGAATAAGGTCTTTTGCCGATTGGGGAAGCGATTGCATCTTTGGAATAACATCACTCTCTATATGAGCCGGAATCTGTTTGAACACCATTAATCCTTTTCCGTTCCAACCGCTTCTACGAATTGGAAAACCTGCTTTGAGAGCCATAATAGCCATACCAAAATTCATCTTTATTACTTTTGCACCATCAGAACCTTGCATACGCTGTATGCGAGTATCAAGAAGCCGTATATAGTCGAACATTGTACAACACTGCATTTCCAGTAAACACTTGTTGTACATATCATTAACGACTTCATCCATTTTCCCTGAATCTATGAAAGCGGCTAACTTTACATATCTTCCATTGACTTCTTCGGCTTCTATCTGCATACGGTCAACTGGTGTTTCTGCAATCTTATATGCCTTTTCAAACACATCTTTAGGCGACCAACTCTCGTAGCCGTCTTCGTATACCACCTTGTATCCTTCTTCCACTTGTTCCATAGTTCTTGGAATAGCATCAGTGGGCAGATAGACCTTACCACCCTTGCGAATTGCAGGTGTAGCCTGAACTAACTTTGTTCCAATGTACTTTTTCATTTCAATCTAATTTAATTATTTTATAGTCCAAAATAAAGTATTTCAAATACATCCATTTCTATCTTTTTCACAACGCTCTCATCAAATTTATCCTCGTCAATGCTTTTTATGTAGTCAACCAAAGAATGAATCTTCCTGTTAGTGTAAATAATAGCAGAACGAACATCATCAATCATCACGCTGTTTGAAGCCTTATCCATCTCCTTGTCTGCAAAAGTTCTTTCATGTATAGTTCCATCTTCATCAATTTTGTATGAAGGAATTTTGAAGAACTCACATACATCAAAACGGCTCATAAGACTAACTGCATTCATCATGCTTGTAATATCATCATCAGAGCAATCCAAGACAATATCTCTATAATCTTCACAAACCAAACAACTTTTAAAAGAAAAATATGGGATATCATCTTCCGAATCAAAAAACCATGTTTCTTTATACTCGTTTGTTTTCATCTCAACAAACCTAGAATGATCAGGTATTAATGTATATTTTTACACACATTTTAGAACGTTAATTCGTTCGGGACGATACCAACGCCCACTATCAGCTATCATAAATGAATCACCGAATACTTTTCTACCGATATTAAGCGCACCGTTCACATCGGCATTGACACGGCAGATAGCGCAAAGCCTGTCGGAATGATTGATGTCAAATTTATAAACTAATTGCATATTAATCAGTATTATGTACTATTATATAATAGTGTAAATTTGTTCCTTAATGCCACTACAAATAAAATCGGATGGAGGAAAACCCGAAATATGGCAAAAAAGATAAACCTCCATCCGCAAACAAAAACAAGAATTTAATCAATATAAGCAAAAACCACACATTTCAGAAAGCATTGCAATCTTAAAAGGGCAAATCATCCCGTCTTTCAGGCTGAGCAGGTGCAGGTGATGGAGCAGGTGCAGGTGATGGAGCAGGTTGCGGCATATCTATCTTAAAGCACCCAACTTCATTGTAATATTTACCCTGGTATTCTCTTGCTCTGATTTCAAGATGGGCAGTAATGGTATCACCCTCTTTCAATTGAAGATCACACAGGTTGCCCATTACATAGAAATACACCTCTTTGGCATACATGGAACCAATTTCCTCAACGAGAAGATTTCTCTTTTGCCAAGGGTTACCTGCCTTACTTGTACCAGTCTGTAACTGACCTACTTTCTTTACTTTACAATTTAATACTAAATCCATTTTTTTTTATTTTTTATATTTTTCTTCCTTAATCTTGTCCAACTCTCTCATTGCGGACAGCCTTCTTTTGTGAGCGTCCACCCTTATCCAGAAAACTTTCCAGCTAACTTCCTTACCGTTAGTGGTGTTCTCTTTAAGTATCTTGCCACATTTAAAAATCTCGTTGACAAGATAATCATACCGTTCTTTATCATAGCAATATCTCATGCGACAAAAGTAATATTAAAAAATAAACTAACACAGAAAACAATACTAAAAATAGTTAACTAAATGGTTAATTCTTCCTCTTCCTCTTTCGACAATGCTTCCACGTCACCATCTTCACCTTTAGGGAAATACAGTTTATCAAGATAATTGCTTGCTTCACTCTTTTCAGTGAAACTCTTTACAACACTCCCCCGTTTGCTAACGACACGGTAACTAATATTATCCTCTGCTACAACTTTGTAACAATTTAAATCATCCACATCTACAACATCGGGAGCATTATCATCAATACGCATCATGCTCAATATATGAGAATACTCGTTCACCTTCACCGTACAGGAAAAAACATTAGGAACTGGTTCTACTATCAATCCGGCATTTATCAATGAATCAAAAACAGAACGTCTAGGTTTATATTTCAGTTGCCTCCTTATAAACTTCAACGTTATCATATTATCTCCCCTCTGTGCGGATAATACACACAAACGTAATACCCGTAACGCATCAATACTACATAGAGGCGAAAGGTACTTGTACAACTGGACAGGAGTAAATTTATGGTAATAATCAAATACTCCCTTTTCCTCTATTTCCCTTACACGCCTTTCCCTTTCTTTATTCCTTACCGTCAAATTAGTGGCTTTCCTTACCGACATAGACTATCCTTTCCATGTATCGTTTTCCTTTATCCATTTACGTTCATCATCACTAAGATCTCCTGTTGATTCACGATGATATACACACTTGTTGCATAACCCTGCCTTGGCACGGACACACTTGTCGCAATCGTATGGAAAAAACGCTATGGTGGTCTTGTCGTAGAAATCTTCACCAGCATCATCATCAGAAAGCCAACCTTTGAACTTTGCAAGCATATCAAGTGCACCTTTCACATCCTTAAAATCAGCAGTATCTATATCAGAACGCTTTAGGAAACTTTCTATAAGACTTATCGCATCTTCAAATTCAAGGTTATCCTTGTTTATCAAAGTCTTTGTCTTTTCCTTATTCTCCCCTTCCAATACACGCCTCATGGATGGTGTCACATAATCGGAAGCAAGCATGGAAGATTTGGCATAATTGACAATCTGTGTTATCCTTGGAGAGTTCACCCATTGCTTGGCTTTCATAAGCAAAGAACGCTCTGACATACCCTCGTCAACAACGTGTGTAGCCTTGTAAAACAAGACAGGATTGGTATCTATGACATAAGCGGACGCAGCCCATAACTCCATCTCATTCGCATCATCAATATGCTTTGCTATATCAATCTTCTTCTGTTTTTCATCGTCAACAAGAAGATTGTTACTAAGGGGAAGTTTACCCCATCCTTTATTCAAACCCATTATCTTTCCTCCTTTATCCTAGACTTTATCTCCCTTACCCTCTCGTCAAGTTCAGAAGAATATTTAAAAAGATTGTATATGCTACTCCTGTCAATACATAGGAAATCAGAAATTTCAGATATACTTAAACCCATGTCACGCATGACACAGCACACAAGAGCACGGTTCATAACAATATCATGTTTTCTGCTTTTCCTGTTAACATCAGTATCGGAGAGTCCGCTTGCCGCTAGAACTCTCCTAAAAATCAAAGCGTTGTCAGCCTTTTTTCCCATTTTTCACATTCTCCTTGTCCACTATCAATTGCATTATATCAGCGTAACCAGCCAAATCAACCATATTGTCACGCTTTTTATGGAATCCCTGTCTGCATAGCTTTACAGCTATCTGTACAGCAACACAGTCATAAGGAGATAATTCCTTTCCAGTAATCAAAGAAGCCATCTTGGAAATGTTTTCAAAATTGACTACTGCATCGCCATAGTCAGACTGTCTGCTATTGCTACGGATATCCTTTGCTTCATCAAGGATACTTCTCTCTTTGACATGATCAACATAAGCAATACAATCCGAGAAAAGAATATACTCTTTACCCTGGTCATCCGCACAAAGAAACTTTTCACCATTCTCAAAACAGTATTTAACAGTGACAAATTTGCCGAACACATTTGACTTGCTTACAGAATCTTCACCGTGAAGTGAAATGTATTTATCACGGTTTATAATTTTCACCTTGCTGTTCAATGTAACTCCAATCATAACAAATCACCTACCTTTATGTTATCCGCATCCTTCTTATCAGAAAAGAAGATACGGTCATATTTAGTTTCACCAAACTCAACAAACATGGCTAAGATAAAATACTTGTTCAGTACACTATCATAACCCTTGTCGTAAATTTTGTTTATCTTTTTTGTTTTCATCGTTTTTCACATTTAATGTCCATACTGTCACCTCCCATCATCATCTTCAACGTACATGTATTGGACATCAGTTCAACAATCTCGTATCTTACGTACTCATATCCATCAACATAACATGTAATGGTTTTACCAGATATATCATAAGTACCGTAACCATTCCCAAAATATCCCCTTCCTACATAAGTACCATCCTGATTAAACTTAGCGTAAGTAGGTCTTATCATTGGATACCATCTACCATCCACTTTTACCTGAACAAGTTCCCATGTCCCGATAATAGCATCCTTGTATTCATCATCCTTATCATCGGAACAACTACACAACCCCAATAATACTATTGAAGAAATAGCTAAAAATAATAAAAATTTCTTTCTCATTTGCCTAAATTATTTGTGGAACCAAAACCTCCATCACCCCTATCCGTTGAATCAAGGCTTTCAACCTCAACAAATTCAACCTCAATATAATTACTGAAAAGCAGCTGAGCAATTCGCTCCTTTGCGGCAATATAGAAAGGCTCTTTCTCAAAACTCTTCACTATAACACCTATACAACCTGTATAGTCACAATCAATAACACCATCCAACACATCTGCGTCATGATACTTCCCGTCAACGCCAATAATACCTTTCAGGGAAAATCCACTCCGCGGCTTGATGATAGCCTTCATATTTGATGGCATCTGAATGGCTATACCAAGTTTAATCAGATTACGACCTTTTCTTATCAACGTGTTGTCAGGAATATACAAATCATACCCGGCAGCACCATCAGTTTTTTTTTCGGGAAGAACTGCATCCCGTCTTAATTTTACAAATTTTACTTGATTCATTTTTTGCTTATTTTTGGCATTAATATACGATCTTACACCAAATAAATCTTGATAACTTTTAGTTATAAACGCTATAATTATTTTGGTGCTAAGGTAAGAATAAAATGCCATACTACATTAAATATTTAGTTATAAATTGTAAATACTCGGTTCTCATAATTTTAGAGAACCGAGTATATTTCATTAATGCTTTATACATTTAATCTTAAATTCTTCACTGCCAATTTTCATATTTAGTGTACATGAATTTGAATTAAGTTCGATAATATCATATCGTACATACTCTTCACCTTCAATATAGCAAATGATAGTGTTCCCAGAAATTTTATAAGTACCAGATCCGTTTCCAAAACACCCTCTTCCATTATAAGTACCGTCAGAATTAAATGTTGCATAAGTCCGTCTTGGTATAGACGTCCATCCTCCGTCAAATTCTATTTGGGTCAATTCCCATGTGCCAATAATAGCATCTTTGTATTCACTATCATCATCATCGGAACAACTACACAACCCCAATAATACTATTGAAGAATATGACTATCCGCATAATTCCCCAAACAACATGCTGCCACGCCTTCGAGAAACTAATGCTAATTTATTAACAGTTACAGTTGTCTTACAACCGTGAACCTTATTCCAATTTATATCTCTTAATGAAGCAAAACCATTACTGCTTCCACTAATGAAACAAACAACACTATTGAACTTAACCTTGTCAAACATGGTAAACATTGCTCCGATTTTTGAAGGTTTACCACCGTTAAGCCAATAAGAAGCACTAGCACTTCTTCTTACACCGCCTTTACTGAATTTCTGCATATGTAATACTCTGCTATGCCGAGGAATAAACCTTATAAAATGATGAGTAGACAACATCTTAGCTGCAAGATTACCACATATACAATAAGCATCATTGTAATGTTCCTTGTCCAATCCTAATTTTATTCGTTTGTACTTCGTGATATAACCAAAAGTCATACTTACATTAGGATAGATATTCTTCAACTTCTCATAGAAACTCCATCGCATAATCCCCATAAAGGCGGCATCTCTAAATGACTTTCCACGCTTTACATTTAATTCAAACTCACCTCTATGATATGCCTTATGGCAAGTTTCGCAAAGGGTAATCAAGTTTTTTGGGCTATCCCCTCCAGTCTTTCTGCTCTCTATGTGATGCACATTCAAGACTTTATCTTTACTCTTACCCTTACAATGTTGGCAAGTATGATTATCTCTAAACAATACGTATTCACGCACATTGAAGAAATCAAGTTGTTCTCCTTGTTGGTATTCACTGCCATATATACTTGGATTATTAATCTTCTGTATATCAAAAGCAGCCGTTTCAACTACGATATTAGTTATTGGCAATAACTTATGCAGAAAACCAACTAAATTAAAATGAGATTGAATCTTTTGCTTTATTGACGGAGCAATCCATCCATTTTTTACAATCCTATTATTAAATCTATGTTTCCTATATCTTGTTTTCCTAAACCTTCTGCTCCTTCTTAACATTCTTCTGTCAGAAAGTAGTTTAACAATGTCATTTCTTAGTTCGGCATTTGCTGAGAACAGTTCTTTCTTATTGGTTGTTGCAGAAATTCCTATATGTTTGCTTCCACAGTCAATTCCCATTGTTATGTGCTGTTTGTATCCATAGCTTCCATTTATCAGTTTAATGGTAAACACGTCCTTTCTGTATATGACAGCCCTTCCCTGTTTCAAGAGAAGTCTTGCTTTTCTCTCTGAACATGGCATTACTGGTTTATTATTTTTATTAAGGACATATACCATAAGTTTATTAGTTTTTCTTCAGTTAAGTTATTCCATTGTATATCTCTAATTTTTAAGTATTACGGCAGCTAAAATAGAGCTGCCCAGGACTTCTCCCGTAAGTTACCCATCGCCAAGGTTATAAAATGGTTTCAGTTGTCAGCAACACCGTTCCTTTAGGTTCTGTTTAATCACTGACCGAAGAGGTTGGGACTTGGATAAACATCCCAACGTTCCTATACATTCATTTCTAACGTAGCACAGGTACAACCTGTGCTTAGGCTAATCTGCTTACCCATCAATCACCCTTTGGGGATGATTGCGGATAGTCAAATCCATTGCGTTCCTCCGTATTCAATCTGAATGCAGCTTCCCTAGCCTGATCCTTCGTCCTATACAACTCTATTTTTTCAAACATACGACCATCATCACAGTCATACGTACACAAGGTGACAGCCCACATATTACCACGCGGAGAATAGAAATACTTACCGTAATCCTTTCCCATCACCTTACCGTTAACCCTTATTTCTCCTTTAGCCATGTTACACCTTATTTCCTCACCCCAAACTTTTTCCTAAACTCATCAATAGAGCACGCTATTCGCTGACCAAGATGGTCTACATACAAAACAGCATCTGTAATCATTCGGTCATTATCGGCAAGCATGTGGATAACACTGTCAACGACACACTCTTTACCACTACCTAATTCAACATACTTATTACCCATGACAATGCAGTCTTTTTCCTTCAAAGGAACAATACGTTCAATCTTGCTTTCACGATATTTTTTCAGCTTTTCAAAGAACTCACGGTGCATGACACGCTCATTCTCATCCATCACATAGTAAAATTCACAGCAAATATCATTAACATCATTTACTGTAGTGAGTTCAATAATGTTTTCAGTAGCATTCTGCAATGCGTCAAAGAAATTCACATCGTGATCATCCAACACTTCTTCCATCATTCTGTCAATGGAAGCAATAGCCGCGTTCTTAAAATCAATTTCTAATTCAATATCCATTCTCTAAATTGTTTAATGTTAATACTCTTCAAATTATTAATAACAGCATCTCCGATATCATCGTTATGCTTCAATCCAAAAGACAGGCTAGGGTATTCCCACCATCTCGCCACACGTCCTTTGTCACCCCACAAAGATATAGCTTTATTATCAAAGTCGGGGAATAAAATAACATTTTTTGGCAATTTATTTCCAAGCTGGTTCATTCCGCCACAAGCTATCCATACAAAACCGTTACCAAAAGTCATAGAAGCTATTAGGGCGGTTTTCTCCGATTCAACCATACAAGTTATCGCATCGCTGCAATACTCCCCTAAAAACGGCTTAAAATAGCCGCGATAGGTAAATCCTTCGCCCGTAGTAAACTTCCTGAAAGCATGGGTTTCCTTCTTCCTGTGACCGTTCACCCCATATCTTATCCTGTTGTCATGGCACACGTTACCATCCTTGTCAGAATACCAGAACACAGCGGATTCCCTTCCAAGACATCCTACCTTGTATCTTGAAAATACATCATTAACGGAATCGACACCGAAAATACCTGAAAGGTACTCGTACAGGTTATTACCCTTCCAATGCCCGGCATCGCTAAGCCTGTCAACATACTTCATATCAACAAACCTTGATTCCTGTCTACCAGAATCATACTCCCTCTCGTAGAAATCCTTCAAACTCATCCTGCAACCGTCAGGACTTGACAGAATCCTAAAAGCATCAGAAGCACTACTGCAACCGGGAAGATAAGACACGAGAAAGTCAAACAGGTTGACAGAATCACCTCCCTGCTCGGTAACGGTGATACTGCCCGACTTGTTCATATAGAAAACCAGCTTGTCTTTCCTGCTATGGCTCTCCAGATTTATCCTGGCAGGCAACGTCCACCGCTTACCCCTACGCCTTAAAGGAAGCCCAAGCACTGTGTCAAGACTGGAAAATATATATTCATAATCAATACTAGCCATATTTATTACTTAAAATTACGCCATCCCTGTTTCAAATCCCTAAAGAAATCGCTAAACGTATAACGATAACCTTCAGGATATCCCAATGAACTTGACAGGCATGAAACATACCCGTAAGGTTTTTTACCGTCACTCCACCTGTACATCATCTCAGTAGGAACCATAAACACAAGAAGAACAAATACAATGTCAACGTATATGAGAAACATGACAAAACGAATAAAACACCTCATAATCATTCCTCCACATCCCCTAAAAGAAGTTTCTTTGCATAACGCAACGCAAACTCCCAATTGTAATAAAACGTACCTAGCAAATCAAAGAACAGGCTATACACGGCATCCTTGTCACCATCGGGAACGGAATACATGATATCATCCATCATACGGATATCATCACTGAACCTGGCATTCTTTGTCGTATAACGCCACAAACCGCCAACGGCAAGTATCTTGGCGTGTTCATAAACATGACCGTCAATGGAATATACATCACAAACGTAATCATTAAACCAATCCTCATTGTCCAGCACACCACTAACAGGACTTGCCGACAAAATCATATTAACAAACACACCAAAATGACAATACTGCTCTATCTTACCCGAATCATTGTCAAACTCAACCTTGAAAGCATCCTTGCCGCTCTCATTAATACTGGAAACCATGTCACTTACATAAAGCGTCTTTAACCACTGGCTGAAATTATACCTTTTCAAACCAGTCCTGTTACGAGCTTCATTTATCGCACACTGGGTATCAGACACACATACATACCAATCAGAAGTAACACGAATACTTCTATCAAATAAAACAATCTCTTTATTATCCATACACAATAAAATTTTTCAGCAAAAATACATATTAAAGTAATATGGCAAAAATAATAACGGTTAAACAATATTAAACAGACAACCTATTATCTTTCCATTTTTTAGCTTTCAACAAACCAACACGGACAGCTTCATTGTTATTCCATTTAAAAATGTCACACATAAGAGATATATATTCATGAATCTTATCTCTATACAACAACTGTTCTTCTGTTGCGTGTTGCCAATCTGTTGTTATACCACATTCTTCTTTTATCATAGTGCACAATAAAGACATAGCTTTTGAGAACTGGCTTTTATTGGAACAATTATTATACAGCGCACCAGTCATTTCTTTAAATGAATCACCGCTATCATTACGATATTCAAGAAGTTTGTCGAATAACCATTCATACACCTCAACTTTTAACTTTGGATTTATAGCCAACGCCAAATCCAAGAATAAAAAAGGATGAACCCATGTATGATGCCCTCTACCCCTTCCACTGATAATAGCAGTACCATACTTTTTTTCTAACTCTACAATAAACTCTCTTGTATTATTGCTTTGACGCCATTCATGCCATGAAAACAAAGATTTACCATTTTTTAAAAGCCAATTATTACCAGCTTTAATCAAATCCGTAGCAGAATACATTCCACTATCAGAAACAGTTATTTTTTGACCAAAAATAGATGTATCCATATCAATAAGTTTTATATAACTCGAAATTATTATTCATAATACATTTATAGACTATGCCAATAAACTTTCCAATATTAACCTTGTTGTCTATTCTAATGACCTTATACCCCTTGCCTATTAAAAAGTTGGTTCTATTGATTTCATCAATTGTATCATATCCAATATGCCTGTTTTCATCTATTTCAACTATAATGGATTTATTAATTAAAATATCAACACAATATGGCTCTATAGGATACTGCCTTTCTATCGTAAAATTAATTCCAGATGATTCCATAAATGATTTCAATTCAAAGAAAAACTCACTTTCGTCTATTTTTCTCAAAGATATATCAGAATCAGAAACTAATCCTTGGACAAAAAGCTCGTGTATAAAAAACTTTTTCTCGAACAAAGAAAGCCTATAAGATTTAGATATCCATTCTTTAATACATTCTCCATTAACAAGGACACAACTTCCTCTTCCTTTTTTACTAGGACGAATTATGTTATCTTGATTAAGACTGTTTAATTCAGTATGTTTAAAAGAATTACTTCCTATAAACACATTAAAAACAGACGATTTAAACCATCCATCTCTAACACTTTCTACTTTTACATTATTAAATATATATTCCATATCTTCTTTTTTATGCAAAGATATGGAATATACACAAATAAACAAAACAAAAAGGGTATTTATTTATCATAAAACAAACCACCTTTAGAACGGCAAATCCTCCTTCATTATATCATCAGCCTGTTGGAGAAGATATTCGTCAGGATTATACTTCCGTCTTAGGACAACCTGAAACAGCCTGTTCCTGTTCTCATCCCACGCGGAAGTGACGGAATAGCCTTCCTGGCGTATCATGTCAACCATCTTTCTCTTGCTGTAAGGTCTAACGCCACAGTCATTGCAGTATGCTATGTATTTCACATACAGGTCACGGTCACGGATAGCCGATTCCTCAATATCTCCTGAAGAATCATACCCCGAATCGTAAAGATAGGACAGGACACTATTGGAATCACGTCTTGCGTTCTCCGTAACGGATTCTATCGTATAACTTCTCGTAAACTCACCTTTATTCTTAACAAACCGTCTTGCACCCTCTATTATCCAGTTAATAATGGCTGCCGATTCCTTTGACAGCTTCAACGGAAGAGATCTGTCCTGTTCCGATTCCTTAAACACACGATAGAACGGGATAACAAGAGAGCGTCTGAAATGACCATAAGTCTGGTCCGAAACGGAAGGCATCTTGTTAAGGTTGGCCATGAAAGGCGGCATCATGTCAGCAAGGAAAGGCTCACCGAACGGAAGGCGCGCCATAGTAGGCTCACCGGATATGAACTTCTTGTATTTTCCACCGCTCACATCCTTCCCTCCCATCTCTGAGGCGTAGTTTAGCAGCTTCCCGTTTATCATCGCTATATTGTACTCGCAAGTAGACTTGTCACCCGACAGGTCAGCCATCTCCATATACGACACATTGTCTTTCCCTAGGGCATTGACAACAGCGTCAAAGAACACCGACTTACCGTTACTACCACAACCGAGAAGGTAACACATCTTCTCCATCTTGATCTTCTTCCTGTCAACAAAGGCACACCCCACAAACTCCTGCAAGGCATCCTGTGTGTCCTTCACAGGAATCACATCGTCCAGGAACTTCTCCCACAACGGGCTGCGCGCCAACGGGTCATAATTGATATTGATACGTATGCACGATTCTATCATGGGCGAGAAATCGAACGTTTCCATCGTTTCCGTGTCAAGGACACAATTGTCAAACGTGATGAAGTTACGCTTCGGATTGAATATCTCATGCGTCACGTTCTTTACGATGGTACGGTAGAAACGCTCGCTCGTATCGGTCATGTACAATTCGCTAAGACCGTTTATGCGGCACAAATCCATGCACAGGCGCATCAGATCCTCCTTCATCATGGGAACGAATATCTTACCGTCAAAAGCCATGATGGAACCGCTTCTGTGACGTCTGAAATTGCATTCCCTGCACGCATCGGCTATGTCCATCTCGACCATAGCGGATATGGAACGCTTCCACTCGCCTTCATCCCTGGCTTTACGGAAACCGCGACCACCGCCCTTGTCCGCCAGCTTGCCCATAACGGAATCAAGGATGTATTCATAAGAAGCCTTTGCAGATTCAGCGACAGTCATTTTTCCCTCCTTTCTCTACCGATTCTACCGATTTCTCCCGGTCCACAACCTTCCCGAACATTACAACGGGATACAGGTCATAATCGTCCGTTGATATGTCAGGGCGTGCGTCCATATCGTCAAGCGAAGAATATACGTCCGCGATGTGCTCCAGCTTCCGGCACACGATGGAATCACGTCTTATCCCATAATACTCTATAAGGTCAGCCATGTACTGTATGGTAATGTCCTTGAACCATGTGAACGCATCATCACGTGTCCTTGCCCCGTCACAGCAGGTGTTGAACGTGTACCCGAAACGCCTCATCTTCACGAAATAGCTGTTCCGCCACAACGACACCGACTTGTCCATCTCGTTCCCTGCGTTACGTATGGCGGTGACAATGCTTCCCGGCATGAGAGCGCACCGTGAAACGCGAGCGGCGGAAGGCTTCCCGTTCGCCCCGGTCCCATCCACCATATCCACATCGGGCACGAACCTTAGGTCATCCACGCTCCTTCCGCCAACAACGGACGTATCATGCCGCATAAGGTAGTCTGCATCCACGATATGCCCGTACTGTCTTACCTGGTCCTCGCACCACGAAGCGAATCTGCGCAACGACCGTTTCCACTCGGAAGGCATCACATACCCGTATCTAGAGCATATATCCGCTATACGCTTTCTCTCCTTCTCCCATTTGCTCTTCATTTTCCTCTCGTACTCCAGCACTTCACCCTCCACGCTGACACCAGCTACCTGTGCAGCCATAGACTTTGCAGTTAAAGGTACGGGCACGCGCCTGATAAATGACGCTTCCGACACAAGAACCGTCCTAGTACCGTCCTTCAACGGCTCGTCAAGTTTGAGGAAACACTGCCTGTCCGCAACGTTGACGAGCGTAACCCATCCGAACAGCCGTGTCTGAACCCTCATCCCCTTGTACCAACGCTCCCTGTCTGGCATTGCATCGGACAGGCATACGACACGCCTTGATTCGGGCAATCTAAGTTTAATCTCTATTTCTTCTTCCATATTTTACACACACATTTTATATGATTTCACCTGCAAATATAGCGCAAAAAACAATACGAAAACAATTAGTTAAATTAATTAACTGCAAATGTTTACGAGATTAACAAATACGTGTTTAGAAAGATAGTTTATCTTTCTTTACACAAGATTTTTTACTTTCACGTCCACAGTATGCTTTGAATAGGAAAAGTAAAAAATGTTGATTGTTGTTATTTTTTATTTTTGTTATAATTTTTCTCATTTTAGTTAAAATGATTTAACTATAATTTTTTATTTACTTGTTATTTTCTACGTTAAGAAATGTAAAATTGACTTAATTTAACATAAAATAAAAAATCTAAACACCGATAGTTGCATATACAACTAATTGATTCGGGAAAATTCGTAAAAAACCTACGAAATTCGTTGATTTTTCGTAGACTTCGTAAACTCTTCGTTTTTCAACACTTGTCAAAAAACTCGCAAAAATTAACGACTAAACAGCTTATTTTCAACGTTTTATACTTGTCAAAAAAAATTGAATCGTTAATCGTAAAAAATTTGCTCTCTATTAAATAGCATATTAAATGTTAAAAGTAATATATATTTACAACATATACATACACGTACACGATACATACTATATTACAATACATATGCACGTACATTACATATACGACACATACGCATACAGACACCAAAACTGCATACGTAATTTAGTATAGATACATATCAAAACGACGAAATCAACGAAGAATACTGTAAACCAATAACTTATACTGCAAAAAAAGACATAAAAAATGCAACCATACCTACGAAACACACCAAAAAACCTACGATTTTCGTAACTTTTTATGTAAAAATTTATCCTATTTTGTTGAAAACTACAGAAAATACACCACCAAAACGCAAAATCAGCCATCCGAGCAAAATTTTTGGGAAAAAAAATTTTCAGAAAAAAATTTATCGGAAGCGACACACCCGCAGCGAAGCCTCTACAAAAGGGGGTATGGCACTGATTTACAGGCAATTACGCACGTTTATCCACCACGATTCTCAATGTTTGTAAATAAAAAAGAATTCTTTTCTACGAGAATCGAATTTCGAAATCTTTACAAAGTAAAATATCTTTACAAGTGACTTCTACGAAGATTTCGTAATTACTTCATTATCAGACACTTACAAACAGATTTAACACAAATTAACATTGAAAAATCTTGAAATTAAACATAATATTAGGCTAAAACGTGTCTTGCATGGTCGGATCTATTAATATTATGCAATATTAATTTAAAATATGTATATAAACTGTATTTATTTTGGAAAAAACGGGCTTAATTTATAATGAATGTTAATGAAATATACAACTTAATCAAAAACGCTGTATGTTTGCAGTGTCGGAAGGACAAAGCGATATATGACATATTGAAACAGCTTGCCACGGTGAGAGCGTGGTACAGATCCGCAAACCAGGGAATAAGCGGAATATAAACAGCGGTGTTGTTAGCCACGATGCAGAGGTACGGGTATTGCTTGATAATGGAGATAGTAACTTAGTGCGATATGCGATTAACATCCCTAATATAATATAATATAATGTATGTGCGTGTGTATCCTATACATAAGCCTTAATACTGGTCTGTTAGTCACGGTCGGTATATATAAGCCGTAAAAACATACGATACGCACATATTGTAATGTAGCTGCCATCTATAGCCTCGTTGGTGTGGTTGGTGTGGTTGGCAACGGTTACAAGCCCGTATAGATACAGAGTACAATTAAAACAATTATATTTATGATAGTTTATACAGTAGAAACAATTGGTGGGCAAATTACAAGCTACGAAGCGAATAAGGAAAATTTGCCCAAATTTTTAGAAAAGCCCGTTAAGGAAAGTTTTAAAAAGTACGGTTTTTGTATGTGGAAAACACCAGAATACGAGTGTATTATATATCCTACTTTACAAGCTGCACAGCATGCTATACAATGGACAATTGAAAATTAACAATTAAATATTACAATTATGGAAAGATACGATTATCTAGAAGCGGTTAAAGAAGACGTTTTAAATTATATCAATGACAACGGAATAGTGGTAACCACGGAAAACCGGGATGAAGTGGAGCAGGAACTCAACGATACACTGTTTACATGTGATAGCGTAACTGGGAACGCTTCAGGATCTTACACATTTAACGCGTGGAAGGCTGAAGAATACCTATGTCACAATTGGGAATTGCTTGCAGAAGCGTTAACGGAATTTGGGTGTGATATGAGTTATTTGGAACGCGGTGCAGAAGCGTGCGACGTTACAATACGTTGTTATATGTTAGGCCAAGCAATTTCAAAGGCTCTGGACGAAATAGAAATAGAAGAAGAAGAAGAATAAAACGCGCATACAGGGGTAAATAAGCCCCTGTATCGAAAGATCTCCAGTAAATTAAAGAAATTATGAGAACGTATTTTGCACAAGTTGAAACACGGTACCGGGCAATTAAAAATTGCCCGTTTACCCCTGCAAGAATAGTCAAGGTTTTTGGCGGTTATATGTGTTTTGAAAGTGATAATGACTATAGAGTTTGGAAAAATCAAAAGTAAATAACTATGATCGAAACATTAATATTATTAGGTTGCTTGTACCTATCCATAGGAGTAACCGACTATGTAGAAAAACAGAAACAAAACAATAACAATTAAAAACGTAACATTATGGAAAGAAGAAACGACATACCCAATTTGCTTGCAATGTATATACGTAACACAAGTGAGATATATAATATAACATTATGTCTACAAAACTGTATAATCAAAAAAGCAAACAAGGGTGTACAAACACAGGTGGAATACCTTGCAAATTGTAGCACAATGAAAACCATAATCAGAGAGGCCGCCAAACTATTGTACAAGTACGACGGAATAACACCCACAAAACAGGAAAAACAGGAAGCGGCCCGGGAACATGCCGAATATATCCTTGACAGTGTGCAATACTCCATTCAGAAACGTCAATAGGGGGCAAAATAAAGCCCTGTATTGAAAGATATTCAACAAACCAATATTCTACCATCAATAAAACAAAAAAATTATGATACAATTTACTATTGACAGTTTCAGCGGCGGTATATCAGGCCGCCGGTATAAATCAATCAATGAAGCTATACAAGACGGTGGATACTCCGTTTGGTGCAACGAAAAGATTAAAAAAGCATTCAGCTTCGGGAACGGCACGGAAAAAGATTTTCAAAGATATTGCAAAGACAATAAATGTAAAATTGTGAGTGAAAACGAATTTTACAAAGAATTGAGTTTTTTGCCACCAAACGAACAAGAAATGCATGTACAATTTATTCGGAAACAATTAAGCCTTTACAATGATCTATAAAACATAATGCAGCAATGAGAAAACAGAATATAGAAAAAGAATTATCTCCTATTTTTGACAATGAAAGTATTAAGATAGGAACGTTTAAAGCTAACAGAAGTATTGATACATTGGATATTATAAAGGAAAATATCAAATTCTGGAAAAATTATGATGGGCACAAACTACCAGAAAAACAGGTTAAACGAGCGTATTATAACGGCACCAGGACGCAAAAAATAATCAAAATGTACAGAGTACGCCCGAATTGATTAAGTTTGTAAGAGAGCACGCAAACGACTATAAAACGTTAAATCGAGAAGATATACCCAACTGTATAACCTTTAAAAGCGATTATTACACGGGAACACGTTATTTTTCCGTATTTATTGAAAAATTTGGAGAAATAAGTTTTAAGGAGGTTTTGAATGTTTTCCCATTACTTCCCAAATCATATTTGAACGAATAATGAAAGTGATTAGAGTAATTAGAGTTTTAAGGAGAATACTAACCGACTCAGATATTATAGACCTATACGGTCTGTATTGTGAGTTTTACAAAAATGTACAATAATATGGAACGTAAAAAATTAGATAGCATTTTACGCAATTTGTTAGTTGCTGGAAACATTGTAACCGTACCGTTTGAACAAATGAGAGAGATACGCAAAGAACTGGACCGCTTTGTTAAGCCTATACAGATAGAGGTCATTAAGAGCGATTTTGAAACTGTTTCATTCAGAAAATTAAGATAAAGCGGAAATAATGTGAAATATTTTCCCGGTATGGAGAACAACAAACAGAGCGACACTGTTACCGGGAGCTATTAATAACTAAAAAGCAAAAACAATGATTTACGAAGTACGCGCCTATTTGGGCAAAGGCGAAAACCTATATACCTGCATTTTCGCAACGATGGAAGCAGCAAGAAAAGAGGTAGAACGACTTACTAACGGCTGCAATTTGAACGGGGTAAAAATTATCGGAATGATTTATACTTTATCTGCTGTGAATGACAAATACGAACCTATCAGCGAGAAAACCGTATTTTTCGATAATAAGAAAGATTTAGCGAAATTCTATATAGCAAGGGATAAGGACGGGAAATTATTTAAATACCCTTATTGGGTTGGAATGTGTGCAACTGACATACCGCATAAGCATATTAACGCATACCCTTTTGATGGTAATTTCTACGTGCAAGGAAGGGACTACCAGCCAAAGAAAGGCAAAGAAATAGACGGTAAATTATACGGGTATGTGATTTATGAAAACTCGCCCGTACTGATAACAGAAGGTGATTAACTATTAAAACAAAACAAAAGAATATGGGAACGAACAATAAACAAGCTATCCTGGAAGGTCGTAAATGGGACGTAATAGAGAGTGTTGACGGATATTTTTCTGGGGAAAAAAATGGAGTGATCATACAGGGTGCAACAATGAGCGAATTGTATGAAAAATGTAAATCTTTTGATATAGCTTCGGTTATGGAGAAAATTAAGACGGGTGACAATCTGAACGACTGGGAAAAACGCTTAATAAAAGTTAATAAAAAGTTGTTGGAAAACCAATAAACTATATCTTTGCCGTATGAGAAAGAAATACGTAGCATATTATAAGGGCTGTACAATAGAGGTCACGGGAGAAAAAGACTTCATGTACCGAATAATAAAAGGCGAACGGATGAATATCTTTGTAGATATGTTTTATAAGTCCACATCTGATGCGTTAAAGGGCGCAATGAGGTGGGTGGACAATAATGTTAGAAAGGAGTGAATTTATGCTTTTTGGAATTGTTTTTGCTATGATAATGAGGGCTATATGTGGAAATATGTTGGACGATTGATGATTGTCATTGCATGGCTTATTGTGTTACAGATTTTGTCAGAATGTTAAACGTGTATATCTATGACTAAAGAAGAATTTAAATCAAAGAAAGAAATTATCAATTCAAAGATAAGAGAATTGAATAACGAAATGATAAAATTAGAGAAGGAGTACATTGAATCCAATGTGAAGTATCCTATCGGAAGCAAGGTGTGTATTACTACTAATGAATCAAAACAATATGCCTATGTCAAGGATTATAGGATTGATTTTTCTGACAATATTGAACCATTGTTTAACAAGGTGAAGAAAGATGGAACCATGTCGGAGATGGGCTTATATGTTTGGTCTTATGAATGCCCTACGATAGAACTGGTAAAGGAGTAATTGTTATGACAAAAATAATGAATTTAGGAGCACATTGTGGTGAATGTATTCACTATCAAGGTATTCTCCGTTTATGTATTGCATGGCTTTACGGAAGAGAATAACGGCTAGGAAAATACCTAAGTATTGTAAACATTATAAAAAGAATAAAATATGAACACATTTTACGGAATCAGCTTTGCAATATACTTTATGTTTATCACCCTTGTATTAACCACATTCATATATGGTTTAAAAAGGGATTTTGATAAGTTTTGTGGGGCGGCAATTTTAACATTAGCCTACTTCATATTTGTAATTATTTACACAATTTTTTGTTTACGGTCATGAATAAGGTGGAAGTAGGAACCCTTGACAGAAACGAACTGTTTGAACACAGGGGAGTAATCTATGAGGTTTTATATAAGACGGATTACTGTGTCCGTTGCCAATACCCGAATGACAAATACCGTTACCGGGATAAATGGAAATATCTATATACCGAATTTAGTTTGTGGACAAAAGTTAATAAATTATGAAAACACTGGTTTTTGATGTGATGCTTGACGGGCGGTTTATACATACATTCAGATACCAATACTGCCCGTTATTCCCGATAGATGAACAGGAATTGGAGAAGTTTGTTACCGACAGGCTTCCTACGTTGAAAGGTAAAGATTTTAAAATAGTATTTTGATATGAAACAGACAGTAGAAGAAGCGGCAAGGGACGCAATCCACGCTCATTATAAATGCAACGGTGAATATCCATGCGGAGAACGTGACTATTGCGAACATTGTAATGGTCATAATACAGCATTCGATTGTTGCGAATGTGGCGCAGATGAGTTTAAAGAAGGATTTATTTCTGGTGCCGAATGGCAGTCGAAGCAATCACCGTGGATAAGTGTCAAGGACAAGACTGGTTGTGACACATCAGATGATTGTATTGTAATGGTTGCGAATGGTGATATATTCAAAGCGTATTTTTCATCTAAAAACAAATGGATGAAAAGTAATGGAGGCTATTATGATGAAGTGATAGATGATGTTGTTGCATGGATGCCCATCCCGTCTTTCGACGATATACTAGAAGCCAACAAGGATGTGCTTGAACGGATTAAACAGAAAGGGGACTAATATGGAAAGGTACAGAATCATACGAGGAGAAGGGTGCAACGGTTGTATTCCCATAATAATATATTGGGTACAAGTCAGAAAAGGCAAACGTATTTCATACGAATGGGTGAATGTAAAGGGCTTTGATACCTATAAGAGAGCTAAAGAGTTGTTGAATGTTTTAAAAGGATGAATTGATTATGAACAAATATAGATACAGAGAAGTAAAGAACTATATCCATAACGAACTAAAGTTGACTAAAGAGGATATAAAGGATATAATAGTTCTAATTGTGAAAGAGGAAGTTAAACGTATCTTCCATAACACCTATGGGGACGATGTTAATATAGAGAGGTGGATTCGTTGTATGGTTTCTGACGAGATAAAGAAAAACGGTGATTACTTAATGATAAGAAATTTGTGTAGGGAGATAATTAAGGAGGAAATTGTCGATAGGTTGTCAATTGATATAAGCCTTAAAAAGAAGGAGGAATAATTATGAGCATATTTACGTTAGAGGAAGTGAATCAAGCGATCAATATGGCAGTTGACGAAACATCTAGAAAGGCAGTTGAAGTTCTTTCGTCTGTATTGGACAATTGGGTACATGGCGGTGATGCAGATTGTATCATTGCGGAGTTTGAGGAAAAGTTAAATGAAGCGATTAATGGATAAAAGATGAAAATCATGAAAGGAAATATATTTGACAAAATAAGAAAAGCATCTAATAAATACATAGAGTATATGATTGCTTGTGATGATATATCCAAAGAAGCACAAAAACATATAGATTGGGATGATAATGTTTCATGTGAATATTATCCGTCTGATGGAATATGTATAATGATAGACGAGCATGTTTGTTATGCCAATACATTCTTTGGCTTGGTAGAAGAATCAGAAAACGGTATGATTGATAGGAAAACATATATGAGAAATTGTATTTGATTATGGAAATAAAGAACGGAATAATAATAGACGGGGTGTTGCATGAAATGGTTGAACTGATTGATGCGTCCTGTACGAGTTTTGATTGCACTAAATGTTCATTGCTTAAGGAATGTGATGAGTGTGAGATGAAGCATAAAACATATCTGTGTGATGTGATGGGTTGTTTCTTCTTTGTCAATCGTGGTAAAGTAACGGAGATTAAAATGGAGGAGAAAAAGAAATGAAACAGGTATTATCAATCGAACAGATGAAGCATTTGAAGGAGCTTGGGCTGGATACAAGCGATGGAAGCATGTGTTTTGAGTGGAATGAATCAGATCCAGACATCATGATTGTAACCTCTCCGGATGCCGATACGAATTACGACTATTGTCGTAAAACTTACACTTTGCAGGACATTCTCGATAAGCTGCCTTGCTTCATCGGCAATCAAGTGCTGACCATGCAAAAACTTGCAAATAGCTATACATGCTTGTATATGGAACCTTATTCTAGATCTATTATAAAGATTACAGAGAGTAAAGAACTCATTGATGCAACCTATGAAATGCTGTGCTGGTGCATCGAAAACGGATATGTTAAAGTTGGGAAGGAGGAATAACTATGGGATTTACAACACCGTGTTTCATACGCAAAAATACTGATAATATTAGAAATAGATTAAAAGAACTTGGCTATTATTGTAATCCATATTTAGGTTGGCATAATCTATGTACTTGTATGTTTGGAATTATTTCGGTTTATTCATGGCGCGATGATGATATAAATGCTCTTAAAGAAATAGATGTCCTTGTTGATTGCGGAACGAATGAAGAACTATTCCTGGCTATCGCTGCATTAAGGGATGATACAGACAAGTACCAATGGTTTACCGATGGGGATAAATGGATTCTGTGTCCTAAAACCAAGTTCTCTACCTATTGGGTTTACAATAATATTGATGTTAATACGGATACCATTCACAAGGCTACCGTAGATGAATTGATTGAACACTTTAAAATAAAGGAGGAACAATGAAAGCAAGAGTAAAATCAACAGGAGTTTTGGTAGATGTAACTCCCCAATTAAACATCAACTCTCAACATAGCAAAGATTATTTATATGTGTGTGGTAATATGGTTTACAGAGAATGTGAACTTGATTTTTCAGCTATCGACTGGGAACAGAGGCGATATGAACTAGCGAAAGCTGCCATGCAAGGATTTTGCAGCAATTCACATGAACAGGTAATGAATGCTAGTTTAAATATGACAGTAGAATGGAGCCTTGGTTTCGCTGATGCGCTAATAAAGAAATTGAAAGGAGAATAAAATTATGACCGAAGAACTTGTAACATTGGAAACAGCAAAGCTGCTGAAAGAGAAAGGGGTGTTTACAGATATAGAATTTCCTCCACAATCCGTTGCCCAGAAGTGGCTACGTGAAGTTAATAACCTGTATATCGAAATATCCTATATGTATGGAAATTATTGGATATATGTTATACTAACAATTCCGAATCACGACTTAGTAGGATTGTCTGACAGGCCTATTATCCATTATAATACCTACGAAGAAGCACTGGAAGCTGGAATACAGGAAGCATTAAAACTTATATGATTATGAAAACAATTATATTTATAATTATATGTGTTATCGCCCTATTATGGGTTGGCGATTTTACAATTACATTTAAGCCGTTTTCTATCTCGTTACCTGGTTGGCATAAGGCTTTAGGTATCATCCTGTTTGTATTTGCAATGGCGGTGTATAATATCGGAGAATACGCTAAGGGATACAAGCATGGTTTTGATGATGGATTAAAGGAGTGTCTTGAAATAATTAAAAAAAATGGGAAGAATAGAGCAGATAGCAACAATTGATTTTTGTTATTTCCGATTAAAAATTCTCTGCAAACAGCTTTCTAATACCAAGTCAAACATCGAAAGACTAGTTGACAAGGCTTGCGGTTATAACGAAACCGAAGAGATAAGAAATGAGTGCATAATGCTTGTAGAGCAGATCATTGAAAGCAAGAAGCAAATCGGGGAAGATTTCACAAGAGATGAACGTGTTTTGAATAAATTGAAAAGAAATGAACAGTAGCGACATTGATTTCCCGTTACTCCGTATATTTAATGGAGTAACGGGGCGATATGAACTTCTTATTGACGATGTATCCATAGATGCTTATGGACGTGTAAGAGATAGCAGTGGTTGTGTTGTAGAATGGTTTACAGGCGTGTTTGACATGAACGGAATACCATTGTTTGAAAACGACATAATCATGCCTGTAAAGGACGGAATAAGCCAATACAGACGCATATGGAGAACAGTAGGTGGATTTGTACTAAGCAGAAGAAATGATGTAAAAGGACTGTCCAAATTGGATATGCTTGGTGCTGACTATCTTGTGAACGAACGTGTGCAGCAATACATATCTGATGGTTGCATAAAGGTAGGGTCTGCAACAATAGATCTTAGCCTGTTGAAAGGGAGAACGAAAGAAGAGATTATTAGAAATTTGTCCAGGAGAGTAAGATGAAAGATAAAATGCTAGAGGAAAGTTTGAACAATTTATACAGGACGTTTCTTGTTTGGGTGATAAGATGTTATCCTATATTGTTCTGTATTGCTATACTTGTCCATCAGTGTGAGGTTATACACTCTGTTGGAACAGGTGATATCATTGAATATTATGATGGTGACACATTGGAGTATATTCAGTATGCCACTCCGTTTTCGGACAAGTACCTTACCATATTCTTTAACGCCAAACTGTTTAATGCAATATTGTTTTATGTGTTGTCAAAGGTATTTTTATTTTGTATATACCATAGAGTATTTGTCATTGAAATGTTTATATACGCAATACTGGATATTGTATTTAATAATGTGGTGTTTGAGGATGCACATTTGATTAATGCGATATACTATACATCAATTGGTTTTGTTACTGTTGGATTCTTTATTGCATTATACTTGCATCAAAGATATGGAGATAGAAAAGTGCACACGCATCAAACTATTAGTGATGGGTATAGGTGTTGTAATAAGCAATCTATTTTTTACCCATAGCTTGTGTTCCTCCCGTATTCTTCATGTTTATCTTGACCTTTATGGGAGATGTCTTTTTATTTGATGTTACCTTAGGTGATTTAACATTCACCCTAATCACTTTCTTTACCATATATTGCTTATTTTAATTGTTTAACAAAGTTAATTATTTTTATTTATGCAACAAAACAATAGTACCGATAAAACAGCTTCGGCACACAAAACTGACGAAATAATGGTTTACGAACATCCTTTTTTTGGCAAAATTCGTGTGTTTGTTCGATATGGTAAAATTTGGTTCTGTGGATTAGACGCTGCATCTTCTTTACAGTATTCAAATCCATTAAAAGCTCTTTTAGAGCACTGTAAACCATCCTCCGTAATGATGCGTGAAGTAGGGGATGATATAATGGAGTTTATTAATGAAAGGAGTATGTATAGACTGATTTATAAAAGCCCTTTTCCTCCTATGGCTGATGAATTTGAACGTTGGATATTTGATAATATTGTTCCATCAGCTACCAATACAGGCAGTTATTATGCACAGGTTAGATTACCAAACTTCAACAATCCTGCCGAAGCTGCCAGGGCGTGGGCTGATGAGTACGAAAGGAATCAAGCGTTAAAGCCACAACCAAACGAATCCAATGAATGGTATAGTATCAAAAGATGGGCAAAGGAAAACGGTGTCAACTGGAAAAAGATTAGCCGGATGAAGATGAAAGTAATATCTTGTAAGCTAGGTTATCAGATAAAAAAGATTTTTGACGATAACCATTGCCAGGTAAACACATACAATGTAAACGTATTTAAGGAATACTTTAATAAATGTGAATAAATAATATATATTTTAAAACATTTTATAGTATGTCATTTTATTGATTATATTTGCATCATGTTTGAGTGTAGAAGCAAGCATATTTATAGTCAACTACCCGTAGGCTAAAAGTCCAAGTTGATTAGACTAAGCGTTAGGAGAGAATATATAGTTACCAAGGGGTGTTTGCTCAAGCTCCTTGCTCTAAGGTCAGTGATTAAACAGTTCTGTGGGGTAGGAATAGTGTTACTGACGGGAAACCTCTCCATAACATTGTCGATGAGCATTTAACGGAGAAATCCGACTTATAGTAAATTAAAAACTAATGGTTTACGTAATTAACAAACAAGGACAAGCACTTATGCCAACCGAAAGGTTTGGTAAGGTTAGAAGGCTGTTAAAAAACAGTCTAGCCCATGTTGTGTGCCGTATTCCGTTCACAATTCAATTGGATTATGACACAACAGATTATACGCAGCCCGTAAGTTTGGGTATAGATGCTGGTAGTAAGCATATCGGCATATCGGCAACAACAAGTGAAAAAGAATTGTATGCAGCAGATGTGGAATTGAGAAACGATATTGTGGATAAGCTATCTACTCGTAGGGAATTAAGAAGAACCCGTAGGAGTAGGCTTCGTTATCGCAAGGCTCGTTTCAATAACAGGGTATCTTCCAAGCGTAAAGGTTGGCTGGCACCATCTGTTGAAAACAAAATCCAAACTCATTTGACTGTTGTTGAGAAAATACATAAGTTCCTACCGATAACTAATATCGTAGTTGAAACGGCTTCCTTTGATATACAGAAGATTAATAATCCAAGTATATCCGGCAGTGAATACCAGCAAGGAGAACAACTTGATTTCTTCAATGTACGTGAGTATGTGCTATTTAGAGATAATCATACTTGCCAACATTGTAAGGGTAAGAGTAAAGATAAAGTCTTGAATGTGCATCACATAGAGAGCAGAAAGACTGGAGGGGATAGTCCAAACAACTTGATTACCCTTTGCGAAACTTGCCATAAGGCATATCATAGAGGTGAGTTTAAATTAAATGTAAAGCGTGGAAAGTCATTTAGAGATGCCGTCTTTATGGGGATTATGCGATGGAGTTTCTATGATAGACTAAAGAATATCTATCCTAATGTAAGCATGACTTTTGGTTATATCACGAAGAATACCCGTACCACTAATAATCTCCCTAAAGAGCATTATGTTGATGCAAGGTGTATCAGTGGTAATCCTGTGGCTAAACCTTTAGGTTATTATTTCTATCAGAAGAAAGTAAGATGCCAAAATAGGCAAATACACAAAGCTAATTTCTTGAAAGGTGGCAGAAAGAAACTCAATCAAGCACCATTCTTGGTAAAAGGTTTTAGGTTGTTTGACCTGGTTGAATACCAAAAAGAGTTGTATTACATTTTTGGAAGAAGAAGTAATGGCTCCTTTGATATTAGGAAATTGGACGGAACTAAAGTGAACAAAGGTTCTATTAATTGCAAGCATTTGCGATTGATATCTACAAGGAAAAGTATATTAATTGAAAAGAGAACGCAAGTAAATTTATAAAAATAAGGCATTTATAACCAATTTGACACTATATGAGAAATAACAAAAACATTAAAATAATAATTTATATGAAAAAAATTTAGAAATAATGATGATTGTATTCTGTCCTTATATTGTAATATACAGGCAGAAACGACAAATCAGATTATTGAAAAGCGATATTAATTACGCCAGCAAACTTTGGAGTATTGAAAGAGATCCAAAAAGTGTATACTATGACTGGATTGTAAGAAACGCATTTCATGTTAAACCTATTTTTTCTTTATGTGCTAAAAACAAAAGACCATGATTCTACTAGAAATTTTTCAAAACTGCTTTATTGTGGGGTATGACGGAAAGAAAATACCCTTCGTGAAAGATGATTTCCTGTTTAGTGATACCGGGGAAAGATACATTTTTACCAACAAGGAAGACGGTGAACAGGTTAGTCTACCGAAGCAATCGACAATAGTAATTAAACATAATATTTGCCATGAAGGTATTGATTAGAAAGGATTCAAGCGACATAAGAAACAGACTTGAACGGTTAGGGTACACCGCTTCCGAAAAAGCGTTGGAGGGATTTGGTGATAGTATCTTTGTAGACAAGTCAGATAATACTTTTCACGTAAAATCAGAGTGGGATGTTATTCGTATGTTTCTTGAAACAGTAGATTGCGGAGATGATGAGAATATGTTTTTTGATTTTGTAGAAAACGACATAACGTCAATAATGCCAATGATGCTAGGAAAGTATAAATCTTTAATAAAAATTTGTGACTTTCCAATCATTAATACATCTAGCATTAAAGATGTGTTATACCGTGAAGATAGAGAACATAACATCATAGAAGTTACTATTGTTTCAGTGTATGGGGTAAAGTTGAAAAACATAAAGGATGTAGACTTTTCAGACCCTAATGCGGATACAATAATAGAGTATATGAAATCGTTGCATAAACAACTAAAAGAATATATAAAGCATGAAATGTAATTTTACCCCTATGGACAAATTCTACCAGATACTGGATTACTACGGTTTGTCTTACACGGAGATTAAGAAAAATCATATCCGTGTGTTTTATGGAAACAATAAAATGTTTGATTATTATCCGCTTCGCATGAAGCTGTTTGATTACCATGAATGGCATCAGCTTACTTATCCGTTCGTGAAGGGTAAGGAAGATGAATGGGAAGTAGAACTTACCATGTTCATTAGCGGAGTGTTGGGAGATGAGATGTTTAAAAAGTTTAAAAACGATTGATAAACTAGACAATTTCGGATTGCTATGATGATAAAAGTAGACATACCAAAACCGTTCATAGACGGTGACAATACGATGGTAAACATCACGTCTGATTCATTCTGCTATTCCAGCATTGATTCACGTTATGAAGGATTTCAGAGTTCCTACAAGGACGGGAATATGAATCAGAAGATACAGGGAAAACTAGAGATAATTGCGGACCAGTTTAAAGAACTTATAAAAATAATAGAAGATGGAAAGACATTTGTTAATACAGGAGTGTGAGAGAGAGGAAAAAATGAAGGAGTTGCGCAAGCAGCAGAACGATCTTATCAAGAAAGGTCGTATGGTTGAATGCTCTCGTGTAACAGCTAAGATAAAGGAGTTCCAGGAAGCATATATCAAGGCTTATCCTGACGGTAAATATGTAAGGGGCATGGATATTATCAAGAAGATGTCTGATGATGAGAAAATGGATTGGATGATGTATGTCAACGCCATTGCTTTCTGTGCTGATATTATCCACTCATCTTCCATTGAGCTGAATGAAATGCTAAAGAAAACACTCCCCGGATCTAGCCTTCAAATGTTTGAAACGCTTGAAAAGGTAGGTATTATGGCAAAGAATCAAATCCTATGGATGGATAACAATGTTGACGAGAAATACCAGGATGATTTTGCAAGATATGCTGATGAAATATCCGTGATGCTTTTATCATTTGTTAAAAATAAATTTCTACCGAGAAAATGACACGAGAAGAGATACATAAGAACGTACTGGAAATAAGAAATTATTATTTCAGTATTCAGAATAAGATTGATAACGGATGCAATGTTTCAGAATTGGATATAAATTCTAAAACGCACAACAAGATGATTGACGATACCATAAAATCAGCCCTTGAAGATTATAAAATGATTCTTGCTTTAGAAAAGTATAGATTATGAAAAAGAAAGATATAGACGAAGGATATATTGTAGGTGACTTTTATATTATTAAAAGCCCTATCAAAGAGGGATGGCTTCACATAGTGAATATAAAAACATCTTGGCAGATAAAGGTGATGATGGGAGCGAATACGGCAAAGTTTCTAAGCCTTCCCCAACAGGAGATATTTGACAGGATTAACGGAATATACATTCAATCCATGATGTCTTTATACGATTCAGATTATGCCTTGAAAATAGCTAAAGATGCTGTGTCTTATATGTCTGAAAAGGTAAAAAAGGTGGAGAAGGTGAAAAAGGTGGAGAAGAATGAAAATGAAGATATTAAAAAGGTGAAGAAAGATGAGTTTATGATGAAGATAGCCACATCTTCCGATGAAGAAATTATGGACATGATCATAAATGGAGAGATAAGTTATGAATATTTTAAGCAAGAACAGGAGGATTAATCATGCAAGACTATATTTCAGATTGGTTCATACCGATGGATTTCGGTAATGATATGCCGGACGAAGAGCCAAGTGGTGAGGATAATTTCAATTTTGATTAAGTTAATTTGTTTATATTCCTGCTAGATATGTGAATAAAGGGCGTAATCACTGGATGTGTTTCTTATTATGGATAAGTGTACAATATACATTGTAAGGGCTTGTTGATTTATGAATATTCAATCGGCAAGTTAATAATGATTGCTGGCACTGCCCAATTATTGTTTGTGGGTTCGATTCCCCTACGCCCTTCATAAATGGAACAGACATAACAATGGACATTTATATCATGAAAAAAGAAGCATACATAAATGAAAACACTCCCGAACTAAGGGATTGGCTAAAAGGACAAGGACTTATACCTGAAACATATCCTGATTGTTGCTATTACAATGGTCTTACTGCACCATACCCAAATTCATTTGGAGAAATGACAATGTATAAAGATGGTGTTAGGTATGAAGAGGATGATGATTTTGAGGAATTTATCATTTGTGAAAACGAAGAAATGTTTAAGGGAACCGTAATTGAACTATTAAATAACAATAAACATGAAAACATTTTTTGAGTGTAAAATTCGCTACGAAAAAGTAGCAGAAAATGGGATGAATAAGAAAGTAAGTGAGCAATACCTGGTTGATGCGCTTAGCTTCACTGAGGCGGAAGCACGTATTATATCTGAAATGACACCGTTTATCAGTGGCGAGTTCACTGTTTCGGACATTAAACGCTCCAATTACAGCGAACTGTTCCCCTCTGAGGAAGATGCAGCCGATCGCTGGTTTAAATGCAAGCTGTATTACATCACGCTGGACGAAAAGAGCGGATCGGAGAAAAAGACATCATGCTATATGCTTGTTCAGGCAGCCGATTTGAGAGATGCTGTAAAGAAACTTGACGAAGGAATGAAAGGCACAATGGCAGACTATGTGATTTCATCCGTAGCCGAAACCGCCATCATGGATGTATATCCGTATGAAGCGGAAAATGATTCCTGTTTATCGGAATACCCAAGTGGACACAAGACGGAAGCTGTTATAGGCGGAAAGGGCGTCATTGTAGACAAAACGGGAAATTCAACTGTAGTTTTACCTATTTAAATTTAAGAAAGTATGTCAAACGAACAACAAAGCCAGGTTCTCCATCATTGGAGAACTGGAAGTCAATCTGATTATGTGGGAGTAGAAATACTCCCTAACGGTCAGTCTATCATTGCTACAATATCCCATATCGTATGGGATGAGAATGCAAAGGTACAAGGTAGTAAGAAACCATCATGGATTGCTTACTTTAAAGAAACAAACCTTGTTCCTAAACCTATGCTGTTGAACAGTACGAACCGCAAACGTCTTACTAAGCTGGCTCAAACTGATTATCCTGAAACCATCCGTGATTTCCGTGTTATATTATGCAAGGAACTGACACGTGACCCAAGCGATGGAGGAAAGGTCTACGGATTGCGTATAGGGCGTGATGTTCCGCCACCACCACAGAAAGAGAAAATGACAGTAAACTCTGATAAATTCAAGGCTGCATTGGAAGCATTGAAAAGTGGAAAATGCGAAATTGGATACATCACGGCAAGCTATGATGTGGACGCGGAAGCTATGAAATTGTTTAACGAAGCAGTTAAAAAATAATGGAAGCAGAAGAAAAAGAAAAATTATGGCTTATGAAGAGGTGTGGTAAAATCACCTCTTCCGCCATTGGAAAACTTATGGTTTCCGGGAGAAGGGAAATGACACCTTCCGAACTAGAGGTTGCAAAAAAACAGGGTGTAAAGAGAAAGACAGTTGATGTTCCTTTCGGGGATACAGCTATATCTTATCTTTATCAGGTTGCAAGGGAAAGAAGGTTAAACAAACCATGCCGACATATATCCACTTCTGACATGGAGTGGGGAAAGGATCATGAAAAAGACGCTATAGAATGTTTTAACCATAACACGTTCTCCAGACTAATGTCCTGTGCGGATGATTTTGACGAAATTGTTTTTGTCGATAATATCTATGATGGATATGGCGATTCTCCCGATGGATATGGATTTGATGTCAATGGTAAATTGTCTTATATAGCCGAAGTGAAATGCTTTACTTCTGAAAGTAAGATTGAATATTTGAGAGAAGCAACAAAGGAACAGGCGATAGAGGAATACTATTGGCAGCTAATGTCGCATTTTCTTTCCCATCCCGATGTAGATAAAATGTATTATATCGTATATGACGGCAAGTCAGATGATGATCCGTTTGATTTACGCCCGGTTAACGATCCATCAAGACTTTTGTATTGGGAACTTGATAGATGCGATTATAAAGACGATATAGACAGGATGGAAGATAAGTTACAAATGGCTCTAGCTTATCTTTCACTCAACGAACGTGATGCGAAAAAATACCCAATAAGCAAAATTAATGACTTTGTTGGTGTTTCAAATACGTAACGGCATTTATAGCCAATTAAACACTATTTAACCAAATTAGTTATGCCATAATTTAATTTAGGCATTAATGAACAAATGAACACTATTACAAAAAATTAACACATAATATTTCCTAACATCGTTATATAGTATTACATTTGCTTCATGCAGGGATAGGAACGGAGTAGCTACCTTCCGACAAGCTGAAGTCAGTACGGCTTCCCTGTTCTCCTTTTTACTGGCGAAACATAATACTGGCTAATATGCAATTAGTTTATAAATTTGATATCAACCATTCTGACAGGCTTTGCGCGGCAGTTGGAAAGGTTATCAATGCCGATGTGAACGGTGCGCTTAATATCGGTAGAAAAGTATTCGGTGATTCTTTTATGATAGCCGATAGCGGGCGTTGGATTAACGTTTTAAAATGTGTGTAAAAATTAACATTAATGCCATGGAACAGAAAATAAAGGCTTATAAAGCATTTGATAAGGATTTATCTTGTAGAGGGTTTAAGTATGAAGTAGGTAAGGAGTATGAAGAAACAGGCGACATAAAGGCATGCGAGAAAGGTTTTCATGCATGTCCTTATCCTCTGGATGTTTTTGGTTACTATGCGCCGGCCGGGTCAAGGTTTTGTGAGGTTGAGCAAAGTGGTAAAATAGACGATTCAGAAAGTAACAAGGTTTGTTCTTCAAAAATTAGAATAGGTGCTGAGCTTGATATAAGGGGGCTTGTGAAAGCGGCTGTATCTTATGTCAAGGAACGGTGTACTAACGAGTGTAATGCGGAACAGGGAAGACCTTCCACGGCTGGTGATTATGGTGCTGCCACGGTTGGTGATTGTGGTGCTGCCACGGCTGGTGATTATGGTGCTGCCACGGCTGGTGATAGTGGTGCTTCCACGGCTGGTGATTATGGTGCTGCCACGGCTGGTAATAGTGGTGCTGCCACGGCTGGTGATTATGGTGCTGCCACGGCTGGTAATTATGGTGCTGCCACGGCTGGTGATAGTGGTGCTGCCACGGCTGGTGATAGAGGTGCTGCCACGGCTGGTGATAGTGGTGCTGCCACGGCTGGTGATTATGGTGCTGCCACGGCTGGTTATAGAGGTGCTGCCACGGCTGGTGATTATGGTGCTGCCACGGCCGGTTATAGAGGTGCTGCCACGGCTGGTTATAGAGGTGCTTCCACGGCTGGTGATTATGGTGCTGCCACGGTTGGTGATTGTGGTGCTGCCACGGCAAGAGGAAAGGCTTCAACAGGATCTAATGGTTTGTCAGTAGCAAGAGGAAAAAATGTTCAGGTAAAAGGCGGAATAGGTGCAATTTTGGTCATAGCTGAGGAAAGGGATAATACGTATGATATTGTTGATTGGAAGGCTGTAGTAGTTGATGGTGAGGTTGTCAAGGCTGATACATGGTATAGACTGGAAAACGGTGAGTTAGTGGAAGTTGATTAATTTACAAGTGCCACCAAATATTATGGTAATTTGTCTAGAACAAGATGTCTGTAAAAATGTATATTAATACCTTGTCTAAATTGTTATGACTACATTAATCAAGCACAACAAACCTAATCGTGGGGATGAAATAATCATCCCCTATCTTGCCATAGAAAACAATATCAACTTTATCATGCTCAATGGAGGTGTAGGTGACGTTGAACTTATGGACGGAACGAAATGTAAGTCAATAAGCTGCACTCCTATCAAATTTGATGATGCAGGAGATGATATATATCGTATATATGGCATAGGAAAAGAAGCATGGAAAATGGCATGGCTGAAAAGAGTACATGCCATGAGTGATGAAATTGTAAAACTAAAGTTAGATTTCAATGCCAGCAATTAGCGAATTATGGATAGATTATCCAATATCTTACCGTGACGAAAAAGGAAGGTTCGTAAAAGGCCATAATTATGGATTCAAGAAAGGAAGGAAAGTATCGGATGAGGAACGTGAAAAGAAAAGAGTTATTATGAAGGAACTCATTAAAAAACGAAAGGAAAACGGTTCTTATCTCGGCCATAGAAACAATACAAGGGCTGTCATTGCGATAGAGGATGGCACGAACAGATTCCTATGCTTTGAAGCCTGTTGTGACTGTGAGAGGAAATTAGGTATGCCACAACGCTCATGCAGTTCTTTCTGTAAGGGGAAAAACGGGCATAGATGGAGAAACTTTAAATTGTTTTACGAAGATGAATACGGATTACGTTGACGAATTTGGAAACTACGACAGGAAGCTGATCAAACTAAATAGTGATACTGTCATTTTGCTGCATATATTTAAGAAAAAACCAAACCATCACTTCGAGGATTGGATGGTTCTTCAAGACAATGAGGAATACTTCAAAAAGGAATGTGTTCCTGATTATGAAGATGCCGCTAGGCAGTTTGTCAAGCAGTTTGAAGGAGAGGAGTGCATGGCTTTTGTGATTGCATTGAAAAACGAACTTGAAAGAATCATACAAAAAGATGAGTACAAACGAAATCAAGCTAAGAGATTACCAGGAGGTGGGGATAACCCGTCTGAGAAATGCCCTGACTAATCATAAGCACGTCATATTCTCTGCCTGTGTAAGTTACGGCAAAACGGTCATAATGAGTTTTATGGCTAAAGGTGCTGTCGAAAAGGGGAATAAGGTGCTTATCGTATCCCACAGATCTGAACTTATGACACAGACAGGGGGAACGTTGGAAAGAGTTGGCATACAGGCTGAATACATCTCCCCTAAGCACAGGAACATACCTAAAGGTCTAGTAGTGTCCGCAATGGCTCAAACTCTCCGTAGAAGGCTTGAAAAACCCGAATGGGTTGAATGGGTTAAGAGTGTATCTCTCTGTCTGATAGACGAAGGTCACACCTCTGATGCGGACTTTCTCTTTGAATCTGGTTTGCTTGATGACAAGTATGTAGTAGGTCTTACAGGAACTCCGATGAGAAGTGGGAACCAAAGGCAGCTTGGCATGAACTATGAAGAGATTGTAGAAACTGCCCAGATACAGGATATGATGGACCGGGGAAACATAACCAAGTTGAGAACGTTTACGGTTGATGCACCCGACTTGTCTAAGGTTAATACCGATTATCGTACAGGTGACTTCGATAGCAGGCAGATGGGAGCAGTGTTCAACAAGTCTGTACAGTACAAGGGGGTGATTGAAAACTATATGCGTATCTGCCCGATGAAAAAAGCAATCTGTTTTGATGCCACACAGGCAAATGCGATAAGGATGTGTGCTGAATTTAATGAAGCTGGCATTCCTGCAAAATTCCTCATATCAGGTATAGACAAGAACAAGCCGGATGAGTTGGAGTTATATGAAAAATACAAGCATCTTACAGGAAACAGGGAACAGCTTATCAAGGATTTCCATGACGATAAATTCACCGTTATATGCAACAGTGGCATATTGTCTACGGGATACGATGAAACAAGTATAGAGGTTTGTATATTGAACCGTGCTACCCAATCCGTTCAGTTTTATATCCAGGCAACTGGCAGGGCTATCCGGCTTCACCCAAATAAGACAGAAGCATTTCTCCTTGACTTCGGTGGTAACATATCGCGGCTAGGCAAGTTTGAGAAAGAACGTCAATGGGCTTTATGGCACAACAAGGGGAAATGTGAAGGGATACAAGGAGTGAAAGAGTGTAAACAGTGTGGTAAATATATTGCCATAACCGCTTCGGAATGCCCTTTCTGCGGATATGTATATCCTACCGAAAAGGAAATAAGAATCGCGGAACTGCAAGAACTGGTAGGAGATTTAAAGTTCGAGCAAATGACACCTACGCAATTTTTCCAGTATGCGGAACTTAAAGGATACAATACTTACTGGGCGATACGGCAGTTGTATATCAGAAATACGGAATCTGATTTTCGTAAAGCCATGAAAGAATGCGGATATTCTAGCAAGTTTATATGGGGGTATATCCAAAGAAACAAAAAATAACATTATGAAAAACAACATTAATCCTTGGGAAGTGTTTGATGAGATTGAATGTTCCCATAATCCTGAATATATTGTTTGCGTATCACATCTTAGACATTACACGAATATTTTTGGCATAGACAAAAGGCTTATAGATTTTCTTGGAATGGAAAAGAATACAATCTTAGATATTGAAACATTTTGTTTTGGCGGAATGGACGTTTTCGGAATAAAAGAAGATTGTACTTCCGTAATAGAAGATTGTAAAAGACAAAGAGAAGCAAAGAAAGAAGCCTTGGAGAAAAACAGGAAATTAATAGCCATGCTAAAATTAAAACGTGAAAATATGTGCGGCATAGGTACAAGAAAGGTAAAATTAATGCTTAATAAAAAGATAAAACAAGGAGATTTTACGGCTAAAATTTACCGTGTTGCATTGGAGATACAAGATTACAACATAAAGGCTAAAGACGCTCCATTTCCCTACTCAGAAAAGATGTATGCAAAGAAAGAAGATTTGATTGACAAACTTATCGAAATATATAACGAAAGTAAGTTATCTTTTGGGCGCTCAGAGGATAAGGGGAAAAGAGTTTCTTTTATTGTATATTTTGATCTTCCTTTAGGGAATCAAATCTCTTTTCACTCTACAGTAAAAAGGAATATTCCTGTATATGAAAAAGAGTGGGATGGATTGGTAAACAGTACATTGGACAAGTTAGAAAAAGAAATAAAACAATATTTAAACGGCATTAAGGAACAAATAAACACCATTACAAAAATTTAACACATGATATTTCCCAATGTCATTATATAGTATTACATTTGCACCATACAGGGATAGGAACGGAGTAGCTACCTTCCGACAAGCTGAAGTCAGTACGGCTTCCCTGTTCTCCTTTTTACTGGCAAAACATAATACTGGCTAATATGCAATTAGTTTATAAATTTGACATCAACCATTCTGACAGGCTTTGCGCTATCTGCCGTGTTACGAACAACCTGTACAACCAGGCGTTGTATATTGTACGTAACGAGTTGAAGGATAACGACAGGTGGCTGTTCTATCCCGACTTGGACAGGATAATGAAAAACGTCACCAACCTTGAAGGTACGGTTAATTACAGACTTGTGAAATCACACGTAGCCCAACAGACATTGCGCGTGCTTGACAAGGCAATGAAGGGATATGTCAAGGCAGTAAAGGATTGGGCGAAGAATCCCGGGAAGTATAACGGTAAGCCCGAACCGCCATGCTATCACAAACGGGGAGGGATGAGCAATGCGATATATACCAACCAGTCGTGCAAGATACATGACGGGTATATAATACTTGACCGTGACTTGAAAATACCCGTTCCGCAATGGGAGAAGTACAAGGACAGAATCGAACGGTTCAAACAGGTTAGGATAATTCCAAAGCGTACATACATGACCGTGGAGGTTGTATATGATTGTGGCTGTTCGGATAATGTCGGTACGGGTATGGCTTCGATAGACTTGGGTGTAAACAACCTTGCCACGCTGGTGTGCGGATGTAATGCGCTACTGTTTTCAGGCAAGGTTATCAAGTCATATAACAGATGGTTTAACAAAAAATTATCCATGCTGCAATCCATAAAGGACAGGCAGGGTATAGAGAAACTGACAAACAGGATGAGAAAGATGTATGATAAACGTGAACGGTTTATGAATGATGCGATGCACAAGACAAGCAGGCGTATCGTTGATTATCTTGTATCACACCATATAGGCACTCTTGCTGTAGGCTACAACAAAGGATGGAAGCAATCCGTCAATATGGGCGGAGTAAACAATCAGAAGTTTACATTCATCCCTTTTGCGAGGTTGAGAAGCTGCCTTAGATACAAGTGTGAACTTGCAGGTATCAGCTATGTCGAACATGAGGAAAGCTACACAAGTAAATGTGATGCTCTATCTATGGAGGATATATGCAAGCATGATAGTTATCTCGGCAAGCGTATCAAGCGAGGTCTGTTCAAGTCGGCAGTTGGAAAGGTTATCAATGCTGATGTCAACGGTGCGCTTAATATTGGTAGAAAAGTATTCGGTGATTCATTTATGATAGCCGATAGCGGGCGTTGGATTAACGTTCTAAAATGTGTATAAAAATTAACATCAATGCCATCCCATTTCGTGATACCTTTATCAAATACAATTTTTTTATTATGGCTGAGGAAAAACGGTCTGCGGAAGAAAAGAAAATGCAGAAAGATATAGTAGTTAGTTACAGGAATGAGAAGGAAGGTAAAGGATGCAGTGGATTGCTTGTAGCATTCTTTTCCGAACTTCTCCATCCTGCTGTAAGTGGTAACAAGTCGGCTGAATTTCGTGCTCTAGGAGCAAAGAAAAGTATGCCGGACCTTGCTTATATACATGACGGTAAGATATATGGCATAGAACTTAAAATGCCTGACAGTAACCATGACCGTAATCATATAATAGAACAGGCTGATGTGATGGCTACATATTTCTTTAGAGGATATTTCGTATGGTCTAAGGAAATGTTGTGGAATATACTTGACGCTATCGAGCGTGGTCAGCCTATAATGTCGAATACATTGCAGGTTAAAGATTACTGTTTACGTAACAGCAGTACAAAAGTAAGTTTTGAAAAAATAATAAATACATTGGTATGAATAAGATAATTTTTGATAGAAAGGTTTTATTTTCAACGTTAAACTCAGCCAAAGCCTGCCTTTCCGATACAGGCTTGACGATATTGAAATGTTTCCGTTTTAAATATGTAGCATCAGAAAATTCAATAGAGGTTACTTCATACAATAACCTTAATGAGATGCGTTTGATCATTCCAGTTGTTGATTCAGACTGTAATGACGGACAGGAGTTTGCAGTAGACGGAATAAGACTTGTAAAGTTACTCAAAACAGTAAAAGATTCCATTGTTACGGTAAAGATATATGATAATGACGTAATATTCTCTTACAACGGCAGTGAAGCGTCTTTCTTTGCGGAAGATGTAGAATCTTATCCTGATATTAAAATGGGCAAGCGTGGTACCGGGATAAGGGTCAACTTGAACAGGAATGATCTGTATAGAGCATTAAAAAGAAACATTGGGTTTAATGATATCAGTGACGTTGTGACCAGCCTTAGTGGAGTGGGGATAAATTTTATTTGTTCCAATAATTGCATTGATATATGTTCGTCCGATAAGATTGTATTTGTAAGAGATGTTGTAGAATGTCAGCCGGATATATCAAAGGACTTGTGCATAAATGTAATGCCTACTTCGGTAAAGGAAGCGTTATCTTTTCTTGAAATGTTGTCAGAAGAAAATGTAACTGTTTCTGTATCTGATGATGAAAGAGTGATGTCCATATCTTATGGGGATTTCGGTTCTGTCTTTAATTGTACGCTGATGGAGGTTAAGTTTGTAAACTACACACCATTGGTAAACAATATAAAATCAAACTTTAATTACTTTATTAAAGCAAGAACTAGCGACTTGATAGATTCCCTTTCAAGAATAAAGGTAATGTCAGATGTGTATAACATATCACATTTTGTTTGCAGGGAGGGAGATAATAAAATGGATATAACATACACAAATGATGCAGGGTATAAAATATCGGAAAATGTCGGAATTGAAGGATATTGTCAAGGGTGTTTGGATTGCAATCTGAATATTGAAAAGATGATTAACGCATTGAAGGTATTTCCTGGGGATTATGTCACATTGGCATATACCAATCCTGAGAATAATGCTCCTATATGTATCATTAATGAAGAGGGTAATTATAAATTAATGGGCGTAGTAAACATTTTTAAGAGTTGATAACTATCGTTTAACCTATCGAATATATCGTTTTATTATTTTTGCAACAAAAATATATAACTTATGGAAAACGAAGAAAAAACAATTCAGATTCTCGCTGAAACAATAGATAGGTTAAACAAGACGATAGAATCACAGAACAGGCTGATTGAGGATTTAAAAAACCGACTTGAAACAATTCAGAACGAATATAGCCCTTCAATTATGACCGTAGGCGTATTGATAGAAAAGTTGAATAATACAAAGACAAGAAGCGGAAAGGTAAGATTTGAAGCATTATCCAAACATATAATGCCATATCTTACCAATCAGCTTTATGACGAGTATGATTTTAATGATGCCATTCCTACGTTCAAGGAAGTTCCGTCCGTTGAAAAGCCTGTCAATCGTGACATGATAGATGATATGATCAATGTTATAAAATCAAAGAGAAAGATAAGCGAATCATCCCAAAAGGCATATCTTTTAATGCTTAAAAGAATATTGTCCGAATCAAAAGAGATGAGCAAATATATCAATGATTATATTATCTCACTGAACGTGAAATCTCCTTCAAATATATCTCTTACGGATGAAGAAATAGAATTATTCTGGAATGTCGAGCCGTTTAACGTTACAGAAAAAATTGTAAAGAAATTATTTCTGATTCAATGCTATACTGCCATGAGATATTCCGATATTTTCAGATTGAAAGATTCTATGATGGAAGGAAATGTTATTTCGTATATATCAAAAAAGACAGGTAAGAACGTTGAGGTTCCCGTACCTTCCAAGATTATAGAAATGATAAAAGAGGTTAGATCGTTCGATAAATACAACATAGAATCTTCCTTAAAGACTACTATGAATGAAGTTCTACCAACTCTTGGATGTAGAGCAGGTATAAACAAGCAGGTATTTGTAAGACGGGCAAATGTACTTATGAAAGGGCCGAAGTACCAGTTCATCAAAACACATACAGGACGTAGAACAGCTATTACCAGATGGGCTAATATGGGAATACCAGAAGGAGAGCTGAAATCTATGGCTGGTCATTCTGATATAAGAACTACGAACAGATATATTACTGCAAGCGTATCAAATAAAACAAAAAATATTTTAACGGATGGAAATATTGGAGAATGTGCTGTCGATTGAAAAAACGAAACACCTGCAAGAACTTGGAGTGAATACAGGTAACGCATCAATGACTTGGATGTTATATCCTTATGAGGAAGGCAAACAACCACAATTATCTTTACGAGAGTGGAGAACTTTCAAGGAACCGTTCAGAAAAGAACATTGTATTCCTGCATTTACTTTGCTTGACATTTTGGAACTGTTACCAAAAGAGATAAAAACAGGAACGGATACTTATTGGATTACAATGTATTTTAGTGACAATTGTTGGCATATATGTTATTCCATGTCGGATGAATTTGATTATTATCAAGAATTTTTATCTTACTCATTAATTGATGCATCTTATGAAATGCTATGTTGGTGCGTTGAGGAAAGATTGATACCATGAAGATAAAACGGAATTAATTCAAAACAAAGAAAATATGAAAGAATCAGAATATTGTATTGGTGATTTCCTATATGGAATCCCATCAAGTAAAGAATCAGAAATGTATAATCCGACAGATAAAAGAGTTTTCATTTATAACGGGTGTATGACAGGTGACGGTTATGGTATTCTTGTGGGATGGAATGATGGTGAAATTAAAAAGAGTACAGGGTTTAGAAATTTCATGTGGGGAGGTAATGTACGAAAAGCAACCGAACAAGAAAAGCATGATTTTATGGATAAATTAATGAATCAAGAAACAATTAATCCATATTGATATGAAAAAGTATATTGGAACAAAACAAATGAGGAATGAGTAAAACAACAATTTATTATCTATTCCTAGTAGCAATGTATATGCTGCTAGGGTAGATGGAAAGGAGAAATATGGATAAAGATAAATTCAACAAAGCAATAGAAATCAACAATAAAATAGAGGAATACAAAGATCATAAGATGGCACTTGAAAATTCTAACATAAAATATGGTGGTGGATTGATATTTACATACAACAGAATACACAATGATGTACCATTAAAGGAAGAAATTTTTGGTAAGAATTTCTTTCAGTGCTATATGTATGCTTTGGATAGTAAGATAAAAGAATTACAAAAAGAGTTTGACGAATTATAAATAAAAATGAAGCAAATAGTGATTGGTGATAAGCCTTTAATGCAAATATCAGAAGAGGATATTTTGCAGGTTGCAGTAATTCAAGGATGCTGCGCTCATCCTGACTATTGGAATTATCCAACTTTAACCGAGTATAATAATACTATGTTTAGAGATTCAGTATGGTGCTCATACAAATCTACACGGAAAGAGGATAATCTAGATAGTGACGAAATTACTTTCTTTTTTAATCCCAGAGATTTGTCCTACCACTATCATAGAGAGTGGTCAACAGAAAAATGGCATGGAGAACGTCTTGGGTTAAATGTAATAAAGTTCTTGATTGAAAAAGGCTATGATGTGCCAATTTATTAATTCAAATAATAACATAAATGAAGAAGATAATTTATAAAATATCTATCTATAAGGTACTGCCACCTTATAAGAATTGGTACAGTATCACGACTGATGACGGATTAAATCGTAGTAATGTCGTAATTGTTGGGAAAAAGCAATTATTGAAAGTCGCTTTAGCCTTGATTGTTATGGCTATTTTCAATAAAAGAACTATTATAAACATATTCAAATAGATATAGATATGAAACAGACAGTAGAAGAAGCGGCAAGAGAGCACCAAACGCATTTTGAAATATGTGATGCCGAAGGTACAATAAATGGATTTATTAATGGAATGCATAAACAGAGTTATGAATCTTTTAAGGCTGGCGCACAATGGCAGTCCAAGCAATCACCGTGGATAAGCGTTAAGGAACGGTTGCCAGAGCCTAACAAGATTGTCCTTTGCAGAATGGTATCAAATGGAGCGATTGTTAGTGGCTATATCGTTGTTTCATCCGGGAGATCGCCATACGTTGCGACAGACGGAGGATTTGAATTTGAGGATTGGAACGACTACGAGTGTGACATGTGGATGCCCATCCCGTCTTTCGATGAGATACTAGAAGCCAACAGAGATGTACTTGAACGGATTAAAGAAAAAGGAGATTGATTATGAGGTTTATATTAATTATACTTATGACAGCCACGATGTTATCTTGTAAAGGTGATATGAAACATAGATTAAAAGGTGGAATGGTTATTACTGTTAAGGGAGATACCATAAAGTTTTATGGAGGAACGTTGACTTATAAATGCTTTGGTGAAAGAGATATTAGGAGTGTTGTAATTGATGAATCAAAATATAAAGAAGATTAGCTATGGCAATAAAGATTATTAAAGAAGCTAATAAGAAAAATCCGATTTACTTCCGGCGTTGTGACAGATGTGGATGTGAATTTGAGTTTGAGAAATCGGATATACACAGTGAGTTTTTTGACCAAAGAGAAGGGTATAATGTAATATTTATCCCATGCCCTTCCTGTGGTAGCACTACTGGAGTTAAAGAAAAGATAATACGCTATGAGTAAAGTAACAGATATTAAAACAGAAAAGGAGGAATAAATTATGTCTAATTCAATAGAATGGGGCAGATGCGAAATATGTGGAAAAGAAACCCAGTTGGAACGTACTTATTTTTACTATCCAATTCATTGTGAATGTTGTGGCAATAAGGAAAATAGACATTTTGAAATGATAAGACATTGTAAAAAATGTCCTGCCCCTATGCCTAAAGAAATACATCCACTATGTAAGGCAATGGACGGTAAGACTTATCATGCGAGTGTTTCCAATATGCTTCCCATTGATATTCATGGAGAGTTTATTATAAATGAGCGAATAATTAAGGAGGAATAACTATGGGATTTACAACACCGTGCTTTATACGCAAAAATACTGCTAATATTAGAAATAGATTAAAAGAACTTGGCTATTATTGTAATCCATATTTAGGTTGGCATAATCTATGTACTTGTATGTTTGGAATTATTTCGGTTTATTCATGGCGCGATGATGATATAAATGCTCTTAAAGAAATAGATGTCCTTGTTGATTGCGGAACGAACGAGGAACTATTCTTGGCTATCGCTGCATTGAGGGATGATACAGACAAGTACCAATGGTTTACCGATGGGGATTTATGGTTTAAATGTGGTGATGAAGTATGTGATGAAGGTAGAAAAATCCACAAGGCTTCCGTAGACGAACTGATTGAACACTTTAAAACAAAGGAGGAACAATTATGATTACAATAGCATGGTATAATGTAGTGGCAATTATAGTTTTAATACTTTGGTTGTTTTGGGCATCTAATGGTAAGGACGGTGCTTTTGGTTTGGGTGCTGTTGTCAAACTTGTAGCAGGTATTATTTTTATATTATTTTGGGGTGGAATGTTTTGGTGGTAATATAATAAATGATTAAACAATGAAAGCAAGAGTAAAATTAACAGGAGAAATTGTAAATATCAAGGATTTATATGATGATGGCACTGCATTGGTGAATGATAAATATTTCAAAGTATCAGAACTTGATTTCTTTAGTGAAACTATCGACTGGGAACAGCGTAGATATGAACTAGCGAAAGATATTATTAAGGCTGTTGTAGCAGATGACTGTGGGGGTAATTCTGATGCAATCGCTAAATATGCGGTTAATTGCGCTGATGCACTAATTAAAAGATTAAAGGAGGTGAATAATGAATAGCGTACAGACGCAAACACTTTCCATTAAAGGAGATGGAGGTGGTGAAGCATATATTGACGGCATTAATGAACAAATAAACACCATTATAAAGTATTCGGTGATTCATTTGTGATAGCCGATAGTGGGCGTTGGATTAACGTTTTAAAATGTATGTGTAAAGATGTACATTAATGCCATATGATTTTTCCGTCATTGACTTTACTGATGTGCATCCTGATGATGGGAACTCGGAAAATAAAGTAGTAATAGAAATGTTTCGTTAAAAAGAGAAATAAATAATTTTCAAAACTAAATCAATATGAATAAAAAAGAAGTTATACGAACCGCCAAGGCCTTTAAGAAGATTCTGAAAAAAGGTATTCCTCAAACAGTATGGGAATCCAGCTATTGGGATATTCATGAAAAAAGATACACCGCCTATGAAATAGCTGCACGCTTTTTACGGATGAAAGGCTATAACGTGCGAATTAAGATATATGATAATACAGATAATCCCTCTTATTGTTTCGGATACATACGGTTCTATAGGTACGTGGCAATCAGTTTTAACTAATAACAGGATAGAAATGAATACAACTTTTGAAAAATCGGCTAATAGTACCGATGAATGGTACACACCGAAAGAAATTATAGACGCATTGGGTGAATTTGACCTTGATCCATGTGCTCCCATGCACCCTCTTTGGCCTACTGCAAAAATCATGTACAACAAGCAGGACAATGGTCTTATACAAAATTGGGGGGGGGCGAATTTGGCTTAACCCTCCGTACTCCAAACCGCTTATGTGGCAGTTTGTAGAGAAATTGGCAGAACACGGCAACGGTATAGCACTACTTTTTAACCGATGTGACAGCAATAAGTTTCAAGACATAATCTTCAAGAAAGCAACCGGTATGATGTTTTTGAGGAATCGAATAAAATTCTTCCGTCCAGACGGAACTCGTGGGGATTCTCCTGGCTGTGGCAGTATTCTCATCGCTTTTGGTGAGGATAATGCAGAAATATTGAGAACCTGCGATATTGCAGGCAAGTACATTAGAATCAATTAGAATGACAAAAAGATGAATAAGGAAGAATTTTTAGGCAAAAGATACGCCATTGATTTAAAGCTAAAAGAATTGAATGGAGAAAAGGAACAGTTGGAAAAGGAATACATTGAATCCAACCAAGTATTCCCTATTGGAAGCAAAGTCTGTATAACGGTCCCGGCTCATGAAAGGATATTGGTCCCCGAAGCGAAGAAGCTAGCCTATATTGCAGATTATGAGATTGATGATAACGGAGAGGTTGTCCCCTCTTTAAGACAGTTGGATTGCAATGGGGGCATGTCAGCAATACCTTTATTTGTTAATTTAAAGAAGGCTATAATTGAATTGGTATGAAAGAAATAATAGATGAACAAATGGTTATGGATGAAAAAGAACAATTAGCCATTGCTAGAATACAAAAATTCAGTAAGATAGCTAAAACAATGGGGTTGGAAGTACATTTGGGGTTTTCGGGAGGAAAAGATAGTCAGGTATGTTATGACCTTTGTAAACGTGCCGGAATACCGTTCAAAGCCTTTTTCAACCATGCCTTTGAAAGTAATATTACATTAAGGTTTATAAAAGAAAACTATCCCGATGTAATATGGAGGCGTGATTATAAATTTGGGTTCATACAAAATATATGGAAAAACCACAAATCCATCCTTCCTACTGTACAAATAGCTTATTGTTGCAAGGATTATAAGCACAATCCTAAATATGCGGATGCGTGCAGTATTACGGGAGTAAGGAAAGCTGAAAGTAGGAGTAGAAGTACCAGGACGGCATTTGAAGCGAAAAACAAAACGACTTTAAAGAAAAACAAAGAATTGTTTGATTCCTATTTTGAAGAACATTGTCAGTCTATTGGTGTCACTTCCATCATACAATTAAAGCCTATTATAGATTGGACGGATAAGGATGTATGGGATTATATCCATAAATATTCATTACCTATAAATCCCGAATATGATTATCGCAAAAGAGTTGGATGTATTGTTTGCCCGAAAGCAAATTTCAATAGCAATTACATAGGACTTATAAAATATCCAAAACTTATTGACGCCTTTATTTCTGCAAGAGAAATGAGGAATGATATTGATTGGTTTATTAATATTGATAAAACTGATTATTCCAATGATAAATGTTATTATATATGTCGGTGGTTAAATCATTCCTTCATGCCGTTTACAAAGAAGCAGGAAGAAAGGTATAAACAGGTAAGAGAAATATATGATAAATTACATAACAAATAATTATGGCTATTATAGGAATTGACTTTGACGGAACAGTCGTGACACACGACTTTCCTAAAATCGGCAAGGACATAGGTGCCGTGCCTGTATTGAGAAAATTGGTTGATAACGGACACAAACTTATCCTGTTCACTATGAGAAGTGATATTAAGGATATAAATGGATGTACCTATCCGATTACGAAGCCCAATTCAATAAGTCAAAGAACTCTTAACTAAACTTTAGCAATTGCAACCACAGTTGTCACCAGCAGCATAACCTGCGCCAAAACCAGCCATGAACGGATAACCTCCATAGCAACAATTTGGGTTAGGCACTATATAGGATGGAACTGGGCACGGAGCCTTAAGCTGTCCAACGATATTAGCAGTCTGGGCCTGTTGAGAAGCAGCTAAAGCTAAATTGCTATTTTCCTGTCTCAGAGCATCAATCTTGTTTTGCATTTCACGCATTTCAAGCTGACAGAACTTGTCATTGATGATTGCGCTTTGAGCATCAATCTTAGCAGATATGATGTTGAACTGAGTGTTTGCATTGCTAGTCAGAGTATTGGTCTGCTCTACAGTAGCCAATCGGCTATCGCATCCTTGACGTTCGATAGCGGTACGGATATCACAGCAGCAAGAAGCAAGCTGAGAACCGATAGCTGCACTATTGGACTGAATTGAGTTGATGATCTGTTGAGAGGAAAGACCTACCTGGTTACCAACTTGCTGAATCTGTCCTTGAATTTGGCAGATAGCATTCTGCAACTGTTGAGTAGAGCAGTTCAAAGAGCTAGCCAACTGGTTGATAGCTGTTCCGTTTCCTTGAATAGCATTCATCAACAATTCACGTCCTGCTTCATTGTTCAATTGAGCAGGGATTCCGTTTGCTCCATTGCCAAACCCGTTACCGAATCCGTTACCACCCCACAGGAAGAAGAGTAGGATAATCCAGATCCAATAACAACCAGCACCACCCCAAGCGTCTTGATTTTTGTTTCCATTCATCAAGGCAGCTACAAGATTGGGGTCTAATCCTTTATTCTGCAACAGTGCAGGAATCATTGACATAATACCTGCGCTTTCTCCAGCGGCAGGATTGTCGAACATAAAAATTTTGTCTGAACCCATAATATTGTAATTTAATGTGTGTGTATTATAACTCCCGTAAAGACTGTGCACTCATCTTTACGAAAGTAAATTTACAACATGGATGGTCTAAACAAAAATAAAAATTTCGTAGTATAACTTATTGTGTTTCAGATAGTTTAAACTTGTTAAAATAAGTTATTTTCTTGTATGTTGCTTTTCCTATTCGTATATTAGCGCAATAATTTTAAAATAGAGGAATTGAAGATGAAAGAATTAAAAAAATGGAATAATAATCCAATAAAGATTACGTATTTAATACCTAGTGGAAACAAGTACGCTTATATAAAATTAGGTGACACTGTTGATCTGACGAACGGAACATATAAAATAACCGCTTTGGATAATGAAGAAAACATTTTCCAAGCGGTTAATATGGAGAATAAAGATGATTGTGTTACAATGTATGCGTATGAGGTTGTCTAGTTTTTAGTCTTGTATTTACCCCTTGACTTCTTTGGACGTATAAGCCCGTTGTTTTTAAGAGCATCCAATGTTTCTTTCAAATAAACGGGTTTTGTCATTCCTTGTACTCTCACGGGAGATAATAACGGTTGTACGGGATGAAACTTAGTGCCTTTGTATGTAAGCCTTGCAAACTCGGTGTCACTCACATCAAGATACTTTATGGCATTTTCTCTATCAAAATAAGACGGTATGATAGTGGATTTGTTTATTGCGTCAGTAAGGAAATTGAACTGTTCCGCATCAACATTCGAGTTTCCGCTTTTCAATGCTAGAGATATTCCGTCAAGTAAAGAGGCTAATATCGTGTTGTAATTCATTCCCATGTCCTACTCAATAGATGATATGTTTGCTGTTCCCGTAACACTTACCTTGCTTCCCGGTGTGACTGAAAAATATTCCACCGTTCCTGCCGGGAGAAGCATTCCTGTTGGTGCTATTCTGCTTGATCTGCTTTTCGTTTCCTGTACCAATGAGATACGGCATCCATCCGATGTCGCTACTCTTATAAGGTTTGACAATGCTGTGTATTCCTTGTCGGTTACATCTTCCGATGCTGATATTCTTGCAGCTACTAAACCTTTTAACGCTTCATCCTTTGAAGCGTTTTTGGTGGAGAAATACCCACCTATCTGTTGTTTATCATTGTTTTCCATATCCTTTCAAGTAAGATTGTTTCACACTTTCGGCAAACTCGTTCAGTTTTACATAATCCGGGTCAAGTTTGTTTAAAATACCTTTTCTGAGAGCCGCTTCTTCCTCTCCGTTTGGAAATTCATCCTTTATGGCGGCATCTACCGTTTTGTCGTATGATACAGGGTTCTTTACACGCTGTACATCGGCTTTCCACTTTTTGACGAACTTTTCCTGTACGATACTACCCATATCGTCCGTTTCGGGTTCGTCAACTTGTTCAATGTTTAAATGAACATTGCTATATCCAGTGCCTAAATCAAAGATGAAGGCAGGCTTCTCGTCAAAAATCAAACCTCTTTCCATAGGTAATTATATACTAGTTAATTATACACGTACATATTGACGCTTCACCGCCCCGACTACTGCCGACCACTTCACGTCCTCATCCCCTTCTACCAAAGGTGATACCAGTTTAGTTAAATAGTGTTTAATTGGTTATAAATGCCTAATTTTAATGCAAATATAGCAAAATTATTCGTATTACCCTAATAAAACTATCCGCATTTGGTTAGATTTTTATTATGCAAACTTAAATATTATTAATATATTTTGCAAGTTTTGGGATGGGTATTTTCACTTCGTGAAAAATTAGGATTGAGTTATTGTACAACGAAAGCCGCCACCGAGGTCACAGTAATTATACGAAGGGGCATTTAACGCATTACCAAGCCGCAGAGAACAATTGCCGTTGCCCAACCTACCACCAAAGAAAACACCACGCCTCCCAATCTTACCCGAACCTGCATTTCCTGTAAACAGGTTGAAATGACATTCCCCCGTGTGAAAATTGCTTCCCTTGACCTCTCCAATAAGCGAGTTCTCAAAGTTCTTCGTTGTGTATCCTTCACCTCTAGCCCTAGAACCGACAAAATCATACGTATTCTCAAAACCGTAAGATTCCCCGGGATTCTTTTCTGTGGCCACATTGTCCGTAGTCAGATTGTTCACGTCATAGGTCTGATAGATGTCTATGGATGTGGAATCGTGCATGACACAATCTATCCCACTGTACCACATCCATATATCTCCCCACCCGGCAATACGTCCGCGAATGATAGGCTGTGTGAAGCATATCTCTATTTCACGGTCTGTCACTGCCGCATTGTCAGGAATACTCCATCCGCTGGTTACAGTTGCATTGACAAACTTGGCTACGATACCCGACATCTCCCCGTCAGCCAATCCGTTATGACCTTGGAAGTTGTAGTATTTGTATTTTGTGCTTTCATATTCAAACTCGGTGTCGGGAGAGACATTGTGTTCCTTTGCGTATGACATGGCAAGCTGTGCTTCAAACATCTTCATGCAAGGACGGTAGTTGTTTATTAATACGGAGAAATCATAACTCGTTCCTGTTTCGGACGCTCTAAATCCTTTCCCGTTCATATTGTAATACACATAGGTCTGACCGTCCGCCTTCTTGAATCTGACGCCTGTCATTTTTCCCCAGCTTGACGCATCGGGGGCTGAATCGTTGGATGATATTCCTTTTCCGCAAACAGACTGTGCGTGCAGGTCTTTTGTTCTGAACTTAATGAACAGAAGCGTGCACCATACTTCAAGGTCAAGGGCGAACGCATTGGCGTAAGGATAGTTCTTCGTGATGTCCTGGTTCTTTGCCCTAGCGTATTCCTCGTAATCAAAACGTGATACACCTGTCGTAGGCCATCCATTTCCTTCCATTATGTTCACGCCTAGATTTCCTGCTGATGTTGTTCCTTTTACCGTGTTGTCAAAGATAGACCTTTGCTTCCCATCCTTTATCGTGGAGTAACCGATACTCATTCCGAACGGTTTTATCTCTATGGCCGTATCGCCACCGTATGTAAACGGAGCGTCACTGACTAGCCTTCTTTCGTATGTATCATCCGTTCCTCCGTTGATTACCCAGAAAGGCTTGGTGTTTACAAGCATAATATCGCTTCCGTCATCTTCTACATCAGTTCCGTTAATAACAATATTTGACGGGCTACCGTCAGCCATTTTGAAGAAATTGGTCTGGTCCAGGAATCCTACTACCTTACCGTCCTTTACCTTTGCCACACGGAACGAGTTGAGGATAGGATGGGATTGTTTGAACTCTTCCTTTCCTATCCATGTCTGAAATACAGGGTCTGTCTGTCCTCTTCTCATCTCCACTCCATATATGTTCCCCTGCTGCATCTTTATCTGTTCGAGAAGCGTTTTGTAGTCATTGGTGAAATCATTTGTGGATAACTCCTTACCGTCCACCTTGTCTACTTTCTTGTCAAGGGCTGCTTTCTGTGCGGTGGATACGGGCTTTTCGGCATCGGACGTATTGTCCACATTTGACAGACCTATATTGTCTTTCGTTATATTGACATTGCCCGTCCTGTAAGACTGTTCGGCATTACCTTTCACGCCTATGACGGTATTCTTCTGTGCGCCTTTTTCTATCCCGTCAAGTTTATCTTTCAACTGGGTAGTAAAGTTATTGTCGGTATGCACATAGTTTTCGTCCTTTACCATGCCCTGTCTTATCTTGGACACCGTGACGGATTTGTTCTCTTTAGGGCTTCCCGTCACACATGGTATCATCTCTTCTCCCGTAGCTGTTTCAACGGGAGGCATCTGTGAAATTTTAAGATTATCTTCCATTATTTTTCATTCTGTTAGTATTAAACCATCGTTTTCAAGCAATATGCTGTATCCATTTTCAGTGATTACGGTATTCCGAAGAACCTCTAGCGTTATCCTTGAATCAGCAAACTTCCATGAATTGTCAGAAAACGGCATATACCCGTCTTTCTTTACAGACAGCGACATCGTGCCATTTGCCATACCCCGTACTTTCACTGTACCGTCAGACAACGTTTTGTACTGTACACCTCCCACCGTAACCGTTGCGTCCTGTATGGGTGAGCCTGATACGTCCACCACCGTTATCGTTACGATAGCCTTTGGTATATAGTAATCAATCAAATCCTGCTCGGTGAATCCGTCAGTTTGTTGGGTGGGAACTGAATCGAAACCGATGGAGTTGTAGAAAGCTGAACTAATCCATCCGCTATCATGGTCAGTATTGCTAAAGAATACAGGAGTTTTAGTTTTATCACCTGTCACGTCATTGTTTACTATGGTGATTATTTGCTTTTTGTTTAACAAAGCGGAAACTATTGTAGATTCATTCAGTGTTCCATCAATATAGGTCTTGCCGTTTGAGTTCCTACTATTATAAGCAATACTACCTTTGTCATTGAATACGGCAAACAGCCAAGGTTCAGTAGTATTCAGTCTTTGGTCATAGATAAACTTTCCATCAATGAACGGATTGATAGTTACAAACAACACCTTCACGCCCTGCTGCAAGTTCTCCACAACACCGTAATCATCCACTCCATCAGTTATTAGGGCGTTGGGATATTTAGGCAGGAACTCTATTGTTACGTCCATATCTCCTATATCCCCTGTAACTCCTATGGCGTTATACAATGAAGTGGTTCCTTCGGGATAGGTTAATGTCACCTCATGTTCTCCGTTGTCAAAAGTATAAAATCCGCCATTTCTGTTTACCAAACTAACTTGTCTGCCATCAGAAAGACCTGTAACCTTAAACTTATGCGTTGGGTTAGAGTTTGCCGGAACTATGTTTACCATGTCATCCGTAGTGGATAGTTTTTTAGTAATATGAATAATTCTGTTATCCGTAACAGTAACATTTGCTTTATCGGGTAGAATATTGGTGCTAGCAATATCATACCCTCCCACACCGCTCATTGCAGCGAACAGGAAATTGTTAAGTTTCAGCGGTCTGTTGTTTCCACTGAAATCCTGCAAGTATGGATTGGCTTTTAGTATCTCGTTGGTAGGAACGGATTGTCCTGACGGTAGCTGAGTGATCGTGATATTACAAGCACCGACTATGTTTATACTTCTAAAACCTATAGTTTCTGTTAAACTATTAATAGGCTCTAGTATATAAGTTCCATTTTTAGGCATTCTTACCAATGGATTGTTAATGTACCCCCATGCTATTTCTTGACCGTCCAATAATCCATCTACCGTAATCGTTATGCCATTAAACTTTTTAGATGTATCAATATAAATAGACGGACGACCTATATTACCAAAATTTGTTATATTGACGCTCTTGTTTGTCACGGTACATTTTGTGTCTGCGTATTTCGTCCAATCATTAAAGTTTTCCGCATAAGTATCCACAGGCTTTGACATATCATACCAGAACACCATGTGCTTTGGTATCCATTTTTCTATCACCTTGTTTATATCGGTCTTTCCTGTACCTGCCGACTTGACAAGTCCAAGTTTTCCTATGTTAAAAAGCCCTATATTTCTCATTTTTCGTCCATTTTAACCCACTCATCAGATAAAAGCAGCTTCTCAAACTCTCTTGTGCCCGTGTCGTATGTGTCGTAAGGGAAAGGGCGTTCCGTTCCGTCCTCAGGTAACGTCATAGGCATCACTTCCATAACCTTATCGGTATGGATCATATAATACAGACCGTCTGTCGATCGTCTGAAAACGGACAGATCATCTTCCGAAAACATAATCTCGGCATCTATTTTTGGTACGATGGAAAACTGCATATTATGAATTTTATCTATTATCGCAAAGATAATTAAAAAATAGTTAATTTACAACAAATTAAACACTATTTAACTGAATTATTTATGTCATAATTTAATTTATACTTATATTTGCAATATGAAACGAGCATATAAATATAGACTTAATCCTACTCCTGAGCAGATTGTTTTCTTCAACAAATCTTTCGGGTGTTGTAGGTTTGTATATAACTATATGCTCGGTAAACGTATAGAAGCGTATCAGTGTGACAAGACGAAGATAGGATGGGTTGAACTGGCTAAGATGCTTACAGAACTTAAAAAGGAAGATGGGAAGGAATGGCTTTCGGAAGTATCAAACGAGTGCCTGCAACAATCCATAAGAAATATGGACAGCGCGTTCGTGAAGTTCTTCCGTGAAAAGGCAGGATTCCCAAATTTCAAGGCGAAGCATTACAGCAGACAGTCATACAAGGCTATAAATTCGGTGTCTGTTGACCTTGACAACAACAAGGTAAAACTTCCAAAGATCGGATGGGTTAAATTCTTTCCGAACAGGAAGTTTGACGGTAAAGTATGCTCTGTTACGGTAAGCAAGACACCAACAGGTAAATATTTCATTTCTGTCCTTGTTGACGATGGAAAGGAAATACCTGTAAAGCCTGCTGTCAGATATGATACGTCTATCGGTATAGATGTAGGTATAAAGGATTTTGCAGTTTGTTCAAACGGTGATGTGTATGCCAATCCCAAATATCTTGAGAAATCGGAAGCAAGACTAAAGGTGTTGCAAAGAAGATTCTCAAAGACAAAGAAAGGTTCCAACCGAAGAGAACGTGCAAGAAAAATCATGGCAAGACAGTATGAGAAGGTTTCTAACCAACGCAACAATTTCCTGCATCAAGTCACATCAAAGATTGTCCGTGAAAACCAAACGATAATCATTGAGGATTTGAATGTAAATGGTATGTTGAAAAACCACCGTCTTGCAAAATCCATATCATCCGTTTCATGGAGCGAGTTTTTTCGACAGCTTGAATACAAGTGCGAATGGTATGGACGCAACCTTATACGTATCGGACGTTTTGAAGCAAGTTCCAAGACGTGTATATGCGGATACGTTAATAGTGAATTGAAACTCAGTGACCGTGAATGGGTTTGCCCGAAATGCGGAAGGCACAATGATCGTGACATTCTCGCTTCGGTGAACATCAAACGGTTCGGACTAATATCACCCTTGGTAGAAGGGGTTGAGGACGTGGAGTGGTCGGCAGTAGTCGGGACGGTGAAGCGTCAATATGTACGTGTATAATTAACTGTATATAATTACCTAGTTAAACGTATTGGTTACATACGGTTTTATGCCGTATATTTGCTGGAAATTAAAAAAAACATATCTATGAATGTACTTAGCCTTTTCGATGGAATGTCGTGCGGACGGATAACACTTTCCGAACTTGGCATTCCTGTAGAAAAATACTATGCGTCCGAAGTGGACAAGTTTGCCATAAAGGCAACCATGCAGAATTTTCCTGACACCATACAGCTTGGTGATGTAAGAGAACTTGAAGTAAGCATACTGGATAAGATAGACTTGATAATCGGAGGATCGCCATGCACTAATCTGTCCATGTCCGGCAAGAGAAAAGGGCTTTCAACGAAAGAAGGCATGGAGGTTTTAGACTTACAAACGTATCTTGAATTGAAGGAGAACGGTTTTGAATTTGAAGGGCAATCCTATCTGTTTTGGGAATACATACGTATATACCATGAACTTATTAAGCGTGGTGACAATCCCAAGTTCTTCCTTGAAAATGTGGAAATGGGAAAGAAATGGGAATCTGTGTTCAATGAAACAATGGGGAGGAAAGGGATACATATCAACTCCGCACTTGTATCGGCACAAAACAGAAGGCGCATATACTGGACGGATATCCATGACGATATTCCACAGCCGGAAGATAGGGGAATACTTTTAAAGGATATCCTTGAAGAAGAGGTTGATGAAAAATATTTCTTGTCTGACAAGATGATTGAATGCTTGAAGGGCAGGGTAAAGACGGATAAATTCAGTCCTGTCCAGTTCAGCCCTATCAAGTTTCCGTATGAACAAAAGGCTCGCACAATAAATACAAGATTGTTCAAGATGGGTGACAATGACAATTACATACAGGTGGATAATGATCCGACATGTGTTGCGATGCTAGGGCGTGAATCAGCCTGCCTTACCCCAAAAAGAACCGAATATGGAAAACAGATAAGAAAGGAATATGAAGCCGGGATTGTAAAGGAACAGAGAAAGAACATCCAGCAGCTTGAACCTAGGGAAGATGGAAAAACCAATTGCCTTACAACCGTACAAAAGGATAACCTGATAATTGTTTCGGGAACGATACGTACATTTGGAGGAAAACACTTCCGTGAAATAAAATCTGGTAAATCATGTACACTGCTGGCAAGGGCTAGAAATGATGGAAGCACACAACCATGCGTTATAATTGGTACTCCTAATATTGCCGATATTACAATTCCAAACAAATATATAAAGAAAAATATACGCAGTATAGACGATAAGGCTCATACATTACTTGCTACATCACACAAGGGAGCAATGGAAAACGGTATGACGCTAGTTGATAACGGTAATTTTCGCATTCGTAGGCTTACCCCCACCGAGTGCGCACGACTTCAAACCGTTCCCGAATGGTATATATGGGATGGAATATCCGATACACAGCGTTACAAGATGCTTGGGAACGGATGGAATATAGAAACAATCAAACATATCTTTAAATATTTGGAAAAACAATGAATGTACTAAGTTTATGTGACGGGATATCTTGCGGACGTATCGCACTGGAAAGAGCAGGCATAAAGGTAGACAAGTATTACGCAAGCGAAATAAACGAACCGTCTATCAAGGTTGCACTGGATAATTACCCCGATATAATTGAATTGGGTGATATAAAAAATTGGAAAGAATGGGATATACAGTGGAAAGATATTGATTTATTGATTGGCGGAACACCATGCCAGGATTTCTCACAGTTAGGGAAAGAGAAACTGAACTTCGATGGCGAGCGTTCGAGTCTGTTCTTTGAATACGTCAACATACTGAACCATATCAGACAGTTCAATCCTAACATAAAATTCCTGCTTGAAAATGTGAAGATGAAATCCGATTGGGCTGATTTGATTTCGTCACATCTTGGAGTAGACTATGTGTATATCAACAGTTCCGATTTCTCCGCGCAAATGAGAGCAAGATACTACTGGTGCAACTGGGAAATACCTGCATGGAAGGACAAGGAAATACTGTTCAAGAACATCATCACGGACGGGTATGTGGAGAAAGACAAGTCATGGTGTATGCTTGAGTCATGGAACAGGTTTGCCAAAAACCCCAAATCATTGTTAAGAAGATATAAAAAATCACTTACACCGTTGATATTCAACTCACCCGACTGTAATCCAGAAAAAGGTTTCAGAACGCCCAATATTACGGAAGCGGAAAGATTACAGACAGTTCCCGAAGGATATACCAAGTCGGTACAGCCACATATAGGCATGGGGCTTTTAGGAAACGGATGGACGGTAGATGTTATTAGTCATATTTTTAAAGGAATGAAACAATGAACGCAATAGTTAGTCATATATTTGCATTTCTGTGCGGATGCTCGTTTGTCATACTTGGTGCTATTTATTTTGGAACGAAAGGAGATTGAACGATGGAACGTGTAACAGACAATGTTTCGGTTGAAAAAGCGACAGAAGTCCTCTCTTCTGTATTAGAGAACTGGGTGCAGACTGTATCATTGCAGAGTTTGAGGAAAAATTAAAGTAATCACTTCCCCTTACTGATAAACGGTAAGGGAAGTGATATTGTTATAACCCCGGACCCATAGAAAGAAGCAATGTACTATCTTTATATGCAGCACTGTTAAGGCTTACCCATACCCTTGCACTTCCTGCATTAATCAGTTCCGATGATATGAGTATTCTCACCTTCTTGTCAATGCTAGAATTGGCGGATACTGAAAAATCCTCTATTGTTTCTCTTGATTCACCTATAACCATAGGATCTTCAAAGTTCTTACTTGCAAACCTAGACATACAACTATTATTACGGAAAGAAATAGAGCTACTCGAACCGTTTCTCACTCTTACTGTAACTTCAATATATCCCATAACGGATGGCATCACTCCACCAATTATTGTTATGCTTACGTAAGAACCAACTATCTCTATATCTCTTTTACTTACCATTGGTACGGAATATGCTATATGAGCAATATCGGGGTCATCCTGCTTCAATATAGCTGTACTAAGGAAAGGATAAACTTCCCAATCACCAGCAGTCATACCCCACGAGTTTACAGTCACCATAGCGTATCCTGTTCCTATCTTCTTGTCGGCAGTAACACGTCTGGACATCTGACTGGTCTTGTGCTTAACATAGACACCGAAATAACAATCGGCTATCTCGGAAAAGTCACCCATGTTAAGAAAATCAGTATCATGCCCCTCCGATGGCATCATTATAGCCGCAGAACAGACAAAATTACTACTTGTAAACTGATTGGTAGCAGTGTCTGGGCATGAGAACCCACTTATCGGTGCACTGGCACGATGATTGTACCCGTTAAAGTCGGTAAGGCGAAATGGAAACTTTCCTCCTGTCGGTGGGGTGTATTCCCATCCGTTCATACTTCCATCAGCGTGTTTTGGCGCATCCCAGTACCCTGCCATTTGAAAAGGTTTGACACCACAGTTACCATCCCATCCTTGCCACCATTTTTCATTCTCACCCGGTGCAAGGCTTTCGTAACGTACAGGCTTGTACCGTGCCCACGGGTTTATTTTCCCGTGGGTATTTGCACAAGCGTATCCTAAATCGTAAGCCCCATTCACACTGCCTATGCCAAGAGTGGCGTAAACGTCACCATCCAAGTTTATTGGGGCTGTAATCTTTCCGTTAGAATGACCCATAATATTTTTTTATTTATTAATTGTTAATACCTAATCTCTTTTCCAATTCTTTCACTCTTTTCTTTAATCTTGTAACCTCATCATCAACTTCTTGCAAACCTTTCCACACAACGGGAATAAGCCTTTCATAAGTAACCGTATAGTAATCATGGAACACATCCCTTACCCAATGTTTAAATCCTCCTGCTATAAGGTCTTGTGCTATCAGACCAAACTGGTCATAGTCATTATTGTACACCTCGGAGTTTGCCTTGGCAATATCATTCCAGTGGTATTTTACAGACCTGAACTTATTTATAATGTTCATGGCATTGTAATTCTGAATATCCTTCTTTAGTCTAATATCAGAACCGCTAGCCTTGGCTGTTATCTCAGCCTTTGAATGGATTCCTCCGGCCTGGGATATTTCAACCACATTTATATTAGCCGTAGCAGTACCAGTATCAAACGAAAACCAGCTAGATGCGTTCACACCTAATTGACCCCTAAAAGTTCCTCCACCATTATAAAAAGCTATGGAGCTACCTCCGGAACCGCTGCTTCTTACTAACCGGAGAGTGTCATAAGTATCTGTTTGAATAAGCAATCTCTTACCGCCAAAATTACGTATGAAATTACTGTCTTGCATATATATTCCGCCACCATAATTTTGGTGATACCATCCTGAATTTCCCGTGCTTCTGAACCAATCGCTGCATTGAATGGAATTGGGGAGTTTTAAATATACATTTGCAGAACCGTTCACACTAACCCCAGCACCCGTATGGGAAGCGTTGTGGTCTTGTATATAGAATGTTCTAGCAGAAGTCCACACATCCGCACTAGAAGCCCTACTGTCAGCTAATGTGGAAGCACCTCCTGCCGATACAGCCACAGACGTATTGGATGTGGATTGCAGATTTTCCCATGCGGAAACGTTACACCTATAAGACCAATATTGGTATTCAATGTTTGCATTGTGCCATGAACTAATCTGACGCACCTGCAATTCAAAATTGTTTGTTCCTACACGTACAAGGCGAATGTTATCCATTCCTTTTGCAAATGTGGGGAGATAAAGGCGTGCTGAATTTTCAACTTTTCCCACACTGCTATCAGAAGAACTAGGGCCACTTCTCATATAAAATATGGCACAGAAGTGATAATTCCATACTTCTTCCTGTGCATGATTTCCATAGGCGTACCATATCTGACCCCAAACCGTTACAGACATATATGGTCCAGTTCCCGATTCAGAACAAGCGAATATCTTTTTCCAACCATTATCTTCACCACCTAAAGCAAATCTTACTGCATAACATCTACCTATATTGTAATTTCTAGGTAAGAAATTAAGATGCCAATTGTCTAGCATATCCGCGTTCAAGTTGGTATTCAATGTTGTTGACGAGCACTGGTAAGGCTGCGTGCCTGTGCCTACGGTGGACACGAACCTTCTCGATTCAGCATAATTACCTATTACAACCTTGTTATCTTGCAGTAGGATATTACATAATACATTATTGCTTGAATTTCTTGAATCAATCCAAGCATAGGAACTTCCACCGCCCAATACCAACCGTCTAGCCGAATCCCAGTTTGCACCTAGATAACCATTATGGGAAGTAATGTTGCTGTGTACATCTAATACCCCTGTTCTCACATCCAACCACATAGCATTGTTTCCTTGTGTCACAGGCATTCCACTTACTGTGGGATACCAACCTATTCCACACCAAGAACCAAAACGTAAGTTCGCATCGGTTGAAGAAGCTGCATCACCACTACCATGAATCCAATTACCCGAAGTTTTAACCACTCTTGTTCCCGAAACCATATTAAATCCTTTATTGTTCATTGTCAAATCCCCCGTCATGGTGTCACCTGCTTTCTTCACGTAGCGTCCGTCAAAATCAGACAGGTGCAATCCATCGACCATATCTGCATTAAGATTACCCACAACAGTGTTACTTACCACAATAAATGGAGCAGTACCGCTTGCTACGGTAGACATAAACGGAACATAACTTGTAACCCTGTTCGCTGCTATGCCAAATAAACTTTTCAAGGCAGAACTTGTACATACGTCCTCCACTGAACCCGCTAAAGATGATGTGTATGTTTGGAACAGGTGGGCAGCGGCTATATGGCGTATTCTATCCGGACCCGAATTACTTACATTTACAGCGTCATTACCGTTACCTATATCATTCCCTTTAAACAGAACTAGTTCACTACTTTCCGTACCACCCCATAATCTTTCTGCAATAAATGTATGATTATAATTTCCGGGATTATCTCTTGTCGTTCCGTAGAACAATATGGCATTTGGGGAAGTACCGTTTCCTATCTCCAAATTACCGCTCATCGTTATGCTACCTACGCCCGTCATATTACCGCTTACGTTAGCCGTACCGTTGAAAGGCTGACCCCAAAGGGTACGGGAAGTGGCTAATCCTGTGGAGCTTATATAGTTAACATAACTTGCATCACTTAACCCGGAGTTAGCTTGGTTAAAGGCAAATCTCAAAGTAATATTACCCGTTGTATTGGCATTGTTAGTTGTTATGCTATCATAGTTTTGTAGTATAGTAGAAGCCCATCTTCCATAATCATTTCCACCTTCAACTTTTATAAAAATATACGCCTTATTATTTTCTACTTTGTAGTAAACGCTTCTCGCATGAGAACCTACCATACTCATTACATTAACAGAGCATCTTGGGGTTTTGTTACCATTATTATCATTGTTTGTACAAGCTATATGTAACTGTAATGCTGAATAGTGTTGATGTCCCCAAAACTCATTTGACAGTAATATAACATACGTGCTATACGTAGTGTCTATGCCTATTTCGGCTATAAGCATAATACGTGTATCTCCACTGACATAAGCAGCTCCACTAGTAGAAGCCGAATAGTTGCTGTGTATAAACCCAAACTTGTTATATCCTTCAAGATAATTGCTATTTAAATTACTAACAAGCGTATTGCTTGAAACTATCAACGGTGATAACCCTGTGGCAACAGTTGACATAAACCTAGGTGCTCTCACATCATTTGGAGTGACACGTAAAACCAGCTTGTTGTTATGGTCTACGACACCAAATCCTGCACTATCCGTACTACTTCCTCTAAGGTTTCCTATATACCAGTATGTGTCATACCAGTTGAACCTTAACCCGTTTCTTATAGAAGTAAACCCTCCATCATCGTTCTTGATAACTCCGTTATCTTTATAGATATTGGTAATATCACAATTTTCCACTCCCTTGAATACGATTGCGCCGGAAGTGGAAGCGGACGTAAGGGTTCCAGTCATAGTATCGCCAGTCTTTTTCACCCATCTACCGTCCAATACGGAAGTAGGGATATGACTTGCGTCTATGATTTTACTTGAATCAGCTTTTTTCAGTTCAGCCCACATAGCGTCAGCGTCAAGTCCTCCCTGCCCAGCCATGTCGTACAGTTTCTTTATCGTGTACGCATTAAACGTATTGTCAAGGTCTGAATCGGAGAAGGTTGTGCCGTCAGTAAGGTTTGCGAAGCTGTAAACGGTATTTACAACACCGCTGCCACCACCGCTACCACCTGTTTTCACTCCAAGAGCAGATACCCAACCGTCCGAGTAGAATCCTACCGTGTTTCCGTCTGTTCTATGCTTCACTCTCAGAGCCTTGTTTGCCGAATCGTAAACAAGTTGGGCATCTCCTATCTGTATGTATTCGTTTGCAGTAAGTCGTGCTGCTGAAACGCCACCTGTGAATCCTGCCGAAACGCCATTGAGGTGTCCTTGTTTGTTTATTTGTATTACTCCTACATCTGACGTATCTCCATTAGGACGGAAATAAATCAGGCTCTCGCTTCCATAGCTTGATATGACGGTATTGCCTGCCGTGTTACGGAAAACAGTATTTCCGCCATAAGACAGACCGATACCACTATTCATCAGAATATTCTTGGTAAATGTCTTTTGTCCCGAAATAGTCTGAGCAGTAGTCAAGGTAACGGCATCAGTAATCCCGTACCCTGCCAAAGTGGTAGGATTATCACCAACTGTAACACGCCCGTAGGTGTCTACTGTAACTTTCGTATATGTACCAGCCTTCACCCCTGTGGTGGCTAGTGACAATGTGCGGTTTGCAGACAGGTTTCCACCTCCCGTAAGACCTGTTCCTGCACTTATCGTTATGGTCTTGTCCGCTTTCAGTGCAAGAAGTTCGGCTAAGTTGTCGCTTTCCGTAAGACCGTCAAGGAACGCTTCAAGTTCTTTCCATTTGTTGATAATGTTATCAGCATCGCTTCCTTCTAAGAAGTTGTTCAACTTGTTGCTTAACTGTGTTACAGTATTGTTAAGTGTGCCCAAATCCTGTTGTCTAGCGAATGTTTCCCCGAATACGGCAGTGATGGTTTTCCCGTCAGAACTAAGTGTCATGTTTGTTACGGCATTTCCACTTCCCGACTGGGTGATGTTTTTTATACCACCACCTTCCTTCGCCATTTTCCAAATCTCGTTTATCGTGTACGCATTAAACGTATTGTCAAGGTCTGAATCGGAGAAGGTTGTGCCGAGATTGGAAAAACCATATACGTTTTTCACAAGTCCGTCACCACCGCTTCCTCCGCTTCCTCCAGGAGATACGCCTAAAGCGGAAATCCATCCTCTGGTATAGAAGCCTATTTCCGTATTTCCGTCCGCGTGCTCAAATGTGACTGCCTTGTTTACGGAATCATATATAATCTTTATATCGCCAACCTGCAACGCCTGTGTTTTCACCGTGCCGCTTATGTTGGCATCTACAGCATAAATATTCTCCCATCTCTTCGATTCAAGACCAAGTGTGGATGCGTTGTTCACGCTAGGAACTACATTTGCCGTAGACAACTGACCAGTAAATATCTTGCTTGCAGTAACTGTCTGTTCCGTATCAAGCGTTACAAATTTATTGTCAGGAAGATGGGATATGTGAATTTTCTTTGTCGGATCATCCTTTTCCAACTCCTGCCACAATTTGTCCGTATTCATTCCGCCTTCCTTGGCTAGCTTCCATATCTCGTTGATGGTATATGCGTTGAATGTATTGCTAAGGTTGGAATCGTCAAACGTCTTACCTAAATCGGCAAATCCGTACACGGCCTTAATCAGTCCGCCTTCACCACCTCCCGGTTCTCCGCTACCACTCTGTGCGCCCAACGCTGATATCCATTGGTTTGTATAGAACGCTGACTTGCATCGTAACGCTTGGTTTACTTCATCCCATTCAAACCATCCGTTGAACTTCTGAAACGATGCAATAAGGTCATTAAGTAGCTGTTCAGAGAAAATATTTGTTCCGCTTCCCGTACCACTTCCGCCTAATGTTACATTTGTCGTATTCTGCGTTGAAGCCGTTTGATTTTCCTGTGCCAACCGTTCATAGAAAGACAGTATCTTTCTTCTTGCAATGGTGCATGAATATGACGGAAACATATTTTCCTTGGAATATTTAATTTCCAAAGACTGTATCTGCAACTGCATATCCACTATCTGACCGTTATCAGAGAAATCGAACACGCCTATTCCATCATCCCTTACCTTTAGCATATTTCCTTCTATGAAGTCAATGAAAAGGTTAGGATGCTCTGCGACAAATCCGCTAGATATGTCAAGTGAAACGGTTCGGTTCTCATGGTCATATCTTGACAGGTAGTCAAGAGCCGCCTTTTCAAGCGTGTTCTCAGCCATTGTCACATAAGATTCGGGCATGACGATATTCAGAATGACAAACTCCGTTCCTGCTGCAATTGAAGGAGATTTACCATCCGTGTAAAGGGGAAGTTTGGCATTGTCGCTATCTGTTCTGTAGCATGATATTTTATATCGTGCTCCCTTATTAAACATGGCAACATCCTCTTCCGTTTCTCCCGTATCACCGTTTACTTCACCGTAAAGAGGAATAATACCGTTTTTGTTTATCTTAAATTCCGTTCCCGTATAAGTTCCTGTACGCATACTGAACACCGCGTCCGTTACAGAAGCGTATTTATAATAGAACCTGTCCTGTGAACCGTCCTGATTACCGAAATGTATGTTGCAGGTCATTTCCTCACTAAAGCCTATCTTACAGCTTCCAGCAGGAACATCGGAATCAAACGTGAACTCAACACGTATGGTAACTGTCGTATTCTGACCTTTTTCTATATATCCTACAAGAGCAGTCTTGTCGTAAGGTATTTCAAGCATGCCAGTAGCACCTTCCTCTCCGATAACAACCTCTTTCAAAGGAGAAGCCTGACCCAATACACGGTTCGTAACCATACGTAGGTTAATCTTCACCTTTTTCCCTACAGCATCACTTCCTATAGGTAATATACTGAAAAGCATCTTCCCGGAGAATGTGGCAGTAACCTTTACAGGCTGGTCATAATATGCCCTTGTACTATATATATCAAAACTCTCAAAATCCCTGTACTTGTCAAACATAGCATGGGGTTTGTACTGGGGCTGCACATTGTCGTTTATCTTGTCGGATGAATCACCGTCCTCATATACCTTGTACCCTAGGTTGAATCCTGGAGAGGTCATATAAATGAAGAAACTGTCACTATCATCACTCTTTATAGGAGTAGACCCGATAATCTTATCTATTCGTGTTGCTGCGCTAGCACCCTCACCTGCCACCTTTCCCGATTGAGGGTCTGGTTCTCCATCCGCCTTGTATGTATCCCATTCTGGAAGTCCTGACGGGTACAGATCGCCAAGTTTTTTCCCTCTGATGGAAGGGTATATCCCACTGAACGTGTTTGATATGGTTTTTCCTCTCACACCATAGTTCTTCAATCCGTATTCGCTGTCAATATAATATCTTATATTCCCGTCAGAATCATTCGGAAGAAGGATGTACGGGCAATAACGTGATTCATCGGCAGGCTTAGCGTCCTTCTTGTATTCAGGCGGAACGTTCCTGCTTCCGCCTTGTGGTATGATTCGGGTTATGACAGGTGTGCTTGTATCTACAGAAGAGGAAACTTTTACAGCACCACCACCGTCACCCTGCTTGAATGTCCAGTTTACGGACGGTCTTGTCTTGTCCGTAATGGTTATTATCCCACCGTTCGCTGTCGTTGAGAAGTAATAATTGAGATAAAACTTGTCATAGAAGTTCTTCAATGCTTCAAACAGGTTGGTGCCATCGGTTATGTCAATCATATCCTCTGTCAGTTCGCCTTCTGCATCCACATTAAGCGTCCATGTGCCAATTCCTGTATATCCCACACCTAAAGAAGCATTGTAAGACTGTATATTCGCTTCTATACGTGCGGCAAGCTGTTTTGCGTCACCCCAAAACTGGAACAGACCGCCATGTGTGTATCTTATCTTGTTTATCTCACCGCCTGTTCCGCTTACTATGTCAAGGAATGCCACATTCTGCAACAATACTTCCTTACCGTAAAACAGAAGAGAGTATTTGTATTTTCCTGCTTCATTAAGATTATCTCCCGATGGGGCTTGGTACAGGATGAATGTATTACCATTATATACGACTGTATCGTATTCCGATTCGCTCTTTGAGTTGTATGCCTTGAACTCTATCGGAACAACGGAAACGACTTCACAAGTCAATTTTCTCACTTCCTGCAAAGACGGGCTGTATGAAAAATCAGCACTCTCCGCAATAACCCTATTTCCTCTTTTAATCTGTAAAATCATTGGTCTTTAAAGCGTTGGTTGGTCAATACTGAAATTTAACGAAAATGTATAGGCGGACACAAGTCGGTCCGGGTTCTGCAAGTCCTGAACGTCCTGATAACTCAACTTTGCACCTGTTTCAAAACCCGTGCATCTTATCACCTGCTTTGCCGATTCTCCCCATATATCGTTCCATATAGAGAAAGAGGATGAACCGTATGGCGTACCGGGAGTGGCAGGTATCACATTGGTTATATATGAATAGAACGAACGGATATTCGTCTTTACCGTTTCCACATCTCCCAAAGCGGCAAATGTTATGCTTCCTTCCGTTGGCTGGTAAACAGGCGTGACAGGTTCGTACACCTTCTGACCGTTCTTGTCATACCATTTTTCGGCATAGGCTTCCTTTCTTGTCGGCAAATCCCATAATCCCTTGCTTTCAAGTATATACAGCCTGTATGTGGCATACAAATCCTTTGCCGTATCGCTTCCTTTCTTTATAAAATATTTAGATATAGCCATTCGTGTACATTGTTTATTAGTGCAAAAATAACAAAAATAGTCTTAGAAACCATCTAGTTTTAAAAAATATTTTTCTATATTTGCATCAAAATCGGTGCTTTGGATGAGTGGTTTAGTCAACGGTCTGCAAAACCGACAACAGCGGTTCGATTCCGCTAAGCACCTCAAGTGATTGGATTTTTTTTGTTCATAATCAAACTGGAACGCCCTGCCAACTGTGAAGCTAGCAGGGCGTTTGTTTTTAGTCAATTATAACCTTTATCGCATTTCCTCCCGACCTTGGGGCAATGGAAACGACACTTAGGAGTGCTGTTTTTATCGCCATAGTTGCGGCAAGCTGCTGGGTGAGAACCTCCAACTGTGACTGCTGTATGGCTGTCATGTTCGTTCCTCCCGTTCCTGCCGAACCACCGTTTAACGATACCAACTGACGGAGAAGATCGCTTTGGACAACCATTTCGTATCTCATCCCGTTAAGATAACCCAATGCCTGGTTGAATGTATTCTCGTCAACTCCTGCAATGGCATTGGACAGACCTTCCGCATTTTCCTCTGTTTCGGTAAGCATACCACCAAGGGCGTTGTTTATCTCATTGACTACACCTCCGGCTTCCGCAAAGGCTGATTCCAATGAACCCATTACATTTCCTAGTATTATAAGTTCATCCTTGTCTATCTTGTTGTCTGCAAACATACCACCTTTACCGTCTGCTCCAAATAATGTAGTCTGTACCTGTTGCATTGCCTTTTCTATGTACTGTTGCTGTACCCAGCTTTTGACAACATCTCTCATAACGTCCGCTACGGTATTCTTGTACGCCTTAGCTGCATCTTCCCCTTTCAGCCATGCTTCGACAAGAGCGTCACCTATCTGGCTAGCCCAATCTTTCAAGTCAATGCTGTACAATTCACTTGCAAGCGTTTCTGTATAATATCTTATCTCATACTCCAATTCTTTTATTGTCTGTTTGTAATCTTCCACTTTTTCTCTATCTGACTTTTTCTTATCTTCTTCGGCTGCTAGAATATCCTTTTGAATTTGCAACTGTTCTTTCAGATTTGATACCTGCTTGGATGTAACCTCATCAAGTTTTGCCGGGTCTATAATGTGCTCAAATTCCTTTTCGAGCATATTATAGATATTGGTCAGTTTCTTTGATTCAAATTCAAGATTCTCTATATGCTTTTGAAGTCTTTTGTCATGCTGTCTGTTAAATGTAGCGATAACATCAAGCGGCATGGATATAGCCGAACCTATCGCACCTGCAAAATCACCACTTTTGAATGAATCCCATGATTTCTTCACGCCCTCATTCATAACGCCCATAGCTTCCGAGAACTGGTTCATCTCGCGCATGAAACCACTGTCAGTATCCTTACCCATAGAATCCATAAGGTTGGACACGGATGCGATTATCTGCTGCATGGCTTTTATGGCATTGTATATGTTGGTTATGATAAAGTCAATAAGATTCACCGTCTGTAAAGCGTTCTGTGCGGCAGCCATCATTCCTTTACCAGTCTTGACAGCTTCCTGTCCGCTCTTGTATCTTGATTCGGCTTCCGACTTGGCACTCAAAGCGGCATTGGCAGCTTCTTCATCACCGTTCTTCATTGCATCCTCGTATGCCTTGGAAGCATTTTCTATGTCAGCCATAGCCTGTTGCATATCATTCATGCCTGCCATCATCTTTGACTTTCCTGCATCATAACGCTTGTTGTACAGACCGTCAAGACCTTCCTTCATGTACGTCTGAAAGTCAGACTGGTTGTTCTTCATCATCTTCTCTATCTGCTTGTCCACACGTTCAAGTTCCTTCATGTATTCCTTTGCGCTGATAGCACCAGACCTGAATGCACTGTTGAGCATTTCCCTTACCTTGTCGGCAACGGTATTTGCAGCCTCCATAGACATCGCTTCAACAGCACCGAAGAAATTCTGATAGTCTGTGGTCAGCTTGAACAAGTCCATTTCTTCACTTTTCTGCAACGCGGAAGATAAGGATGTGTTGCCCATACCCTTTGCCGTTTTAATTCTTTTTCGGTAATTCTCCCTGATAATATCAACCTGAGTGTAGTAGTCACCATATTTTTCAAGGTCATTCGCATACTGCTTTGCCATCTCACCGAAATAGCCTTTCCATGCGTCAATCATTCCTTGGATAACCTCTTTCTGATCTTTTCCGATATTCTTATTCCCCTTAATTGCCTCCTGTATCTGATTGATATACTGGTTCATTGAGGTGAATGAAGATGTATCGGGCACAACAGAAACGCCAAGGTCAAGATTCATTCCTGCCAATGCGGATTGCAGATTGTTATATATGCCTGCCGCAAAACTTTCAGCCATAGTAGATGTGTCACCGCTGAACTGAACGGCAAGGTCTAAGGCAAGTTCGGAATCACCCGTTATTCCAAGTATGTCACTGTAAAAGTCATACTTGTTCCTGTATCTGTCAAACTCATCCGTAATTCTTTTCATCACCTTCTTGGCTGCTTCAACATAAATTTCAGAGGACAATTCGGCAGCTTTCCTTGCGTTCTTGACCGCATCCTGTGGAACACGTGTTTCCAATTCCTTTGCAGCCTTGTTGTAATTGTCAACAATAGCCTGTTTGTCATATACAATATCCACGCCAAGTTTTAACGCCTGTGAACCGTATATGGCTTCGATCTGCTTTTTGGCTTCTTCCTTACCTATGTTAATGCTCAAATCCTTGAACTTGGAATAGGCGGATTCAAGCAATGACAACCTGTTTTTCCAAAGGTCAGCAAGAGGATCTCTTTTTTGTCCTTCCTTCTTCTGCTTTTCCAGTTCAAGGTTGAATTGTTTTGCTGTTCCCGTAGCCTTTGACATCGCTTCGTTGGCAGCGTTAAACTCGCTTATTATTTGCCTTAATGTTTCAAGTTCTTCGGGGTCTACCAATCCTGTCAGTTCGTATTTATCACCTACTTTTTTCAGTTTACCTTCTTTGGAAAATTTGTCAATAGTTCTCTGATAGTTTTCTATTGTACTCTTTGAATCTTTATATTCCTTTTTTACGGCATTAAAGAAATCTTCTACAGTCTTTATATCTGACGTTTTGATTGTTATAGTCCACGCTTTTCCTGTAATCTCGTCAAGAGATTTCTTCCATCCTGTCAAACCTGCTTGGGCTTCCCTATCATCAAGTTCAAATTGAATACGCCATCTTTCTTTTGCCAGTTCGTTTAATTTCTTTCTGGCATTTTCCCCTAATTCATTAGCTACTGCAAATTCATCAAGATGTATCTTTAATTGTTTCTGTTGCTCATCAGTAAGGTTTTTTACATCTATATTGCCAAATACATCTTTAAGTTTTTTCTCAGTATATTTTGCAAATAAATTAAAGGATGATTCAAGTTTTTTTACTTCATCCGTGATGCCCATCCTCAATTTCTCATACTCCTTCAACAATTCCTCACTGTCAAAATGGGCTTTGTTCTTGAATATTTCAAATGTCCGTGCATCTCCTGACGTTTCAGCCAAAGAACGTATCTTCTCTACAATAGTAGCTGCCGAAGCCCCTTTGTTTATCAGTTCGGTAAGTTCGTTTCTCCATTCCTTAGTACCCTTACCCATGTTTATAATTTCCTTGGATGCCTGTACTATCTGACCACGAAACTCTTCTATATCCTTACTTGCCGAAGTGAGTTTTACGGATGATTTCTCGTAATCTTTAAGCATATCAGAGAATGAATCACCAAATACGCCCGTAGATGTTGCCTTGTCCGCCTTGAACATTATATCCGCATTTTCGGCAGCACGTTTATAAACCTGCTCTAGTTCCGATGCCGACTTTTGCAGATATTCAACACGAGATTTCTGATCATCTATCTTCTTGCTGTTCTGTACTATATACTGCCCCATATTGCCATATTTAGACAATATTCCAGTAAGTGTTTCCTCATACGACTGCAACTGTTTCGTGTCAAGCTGTTCAAGGTTTTCCGGGGTAAGTTTATCGAAGTTTATCTTGTCAAGGTCTTTTTGCAAATCACTGTATGATTCACGGAAAGACTTTGCACTATCCTTTATCTTCTGATTGAACTCTTCCGAACGTGCAGACATCACATGAAACGCTTCCGCCACAAGACCTGCAACGGTAAGTATTGTCATAAGCGGATTAGCCTTTATCGTAAGCCACAATGTTTTCAATGAATTTGTCAAACCGAATGTTGCCAGTTTGAATCTGTTCATCAACATTGTCGTTTTTGTCATAGACAACATTCTTGCAGCTTCCGCACCTGTCAGTTTAAGTTCTGTTACAAGAAGATGCCGTTCAGCCTGTGTCAGCATATTCGTGGCAAGAATACGTTTTGCCATCTCTGCCGACATCTTTCCCGAATTAACGGCAGCAGCTATCTCTACGGCAGACAGTTTTGATGCTGTCGCTATCTTCCACCTCTCGGCAGTAGTGAGCGTTCTGTACATCGCAGCCTGTTTAAGCAACTGGGCTTCCCGTAATTTCTCAGCCTTAATAGCATTAGTTGTTGCAACAACTTCTTTCCCTAGCATGGCTGTTCTAGCCAATTGCAATCCTTTCAATGCGACATATCCGACAGTAACTCCCTCTATTGCTTTAGAGAAATATCTCCAGTTGTTCATTGCATCGGTTATGCTTCCGACAATACCTTTCAGAACGGAATCATTCGCCTCACCTATATCATTCATCATAATCTTGTATGAATCGGCAAGGTTGCTTACCATACCTTTCAAGGATGCGGCTTGTATTTCCTGCATTTTGTAGAACATACCACCATCTTCCGTCATTGTGGTAAACATCTCCCGAATATACTCGAACGGAATCTGACGTGTTGATATGGCCTTGAACACATCATCAGTAGTTTGAGCCACACCTCTTACTTCTTCCAGTTTTTTTCTCAATGAATCCAATGCAGGAATACCGGCCTCTGTCAACTGGCGTAATTCCTGCCCCCTTAACACACCTGCGCTTCTTATCTGACCATAGGCAAGAATGATACGTCCCATATCAACGCCAAGACCTGCGGAAACGTCCGCAAGACTTTTCATGGTACCATACAATTCGTTGACAGGTATCTGGAATGCAGCAAGCTGTTTGGTATATCCAACCAAATCGCTGAACTGGAAAGGAGATATTACAGCAAGACCCTTAATCTGACTGAATATCTGGTCAGCCCGTCTTGCATCCTGTATGATGGCACGTAATGATACCTGTTGCAACTCGAACTCTCCACGAATGGCAACAAGTTTCTGAAACATATCTCTGAAAAAGTAGAATCCGGCATAAGTCTTTATCGTATTGACAAACTCACGCATCATTCTGCTCTGCTTTGTCAGTTCCTCGGAAAACTCTTTTGAACTTGCAGCATTTTTCTGATTGGTCTGCTGCATCTTTGTTCCATAGGATGTGGCTTCGTTTACAAACTTGTTATGCTCCTGTATCTTCCTGTTTAGAAGAGTAAGGGTACGGTTATAGTTTGCATCAGTCGTATTAAGCGCATTACGCCTGTTCGTTAATTCAGAAATAAGATTGTTAGCCTGATTGATAGACGTAGGATTGATGCTCAACAATTCATTCGTTGATGTTTTTCTTAAAGATGATTGCAACTTCTCCAATCTGCCCTGCAATTTTTGAATAAGAGCGTCAGCCTTTGTTATCTGATTGCTGTTTAAAGGAATATCAACCTTAAATTTATTCAATAGTTCAAGGCGTTTTTGTATGGCAGCAATTTTCTTGTTCAAGTCCTCAGCACTTCCCTCTGGCATACCAAGGGCAAGTCCAGACTGACCAGAAAGGTATTGTAGATACTTCTGATTGGTCTGCTGCATCTTTTTATTCGCCTGCTCCTGCTTTGATGCTTGTCTATCCATCTCCTTTGTCCGTGCAATCTCCATTTCGTATTGCTGGCGTAGAAGATTAAGTTCTCTTTCATCGGAAATGGACAATTTAGGCGCACTGTTAGCAGTAAGGGAATATGCGGTTTTCAATCTGTTCAATTCAGCGACAAGATCATCTATCACTTTCTTCTGACTTTCAAGATTGGCTTTTCTTGTAGCCATCCCCTTATCTCCGCCTGCATTGCCTAGGTTACGGTAAGTCTTTTCCAGTTTGTCATACTCTCTTGTCGCTTCGACAATCTTGTTTGACAATCCTTCCATCTGAACAAGTATATCCATTTTCTTGTTCGACTTCCCTTTCCCTACCTTAGATGCGTTTTCATTCGCTTTATTTATCTTTTCTACAACCTCGCTAAGTTCTGCATTCATTTTGCCTATATCGGTCAACATAGGCTTGAAGGACATCTCCTGGTTAAAGGTGTCCTGTAACTTCTTCTGTATATCCTTTATCTGTTTGTCAAGACCGGAATCATCTAGCCCAATCTTAAACTTTAATGCTCCTAAATCAACATCAGCCATAGTTATTGTTTTTTAATTATTGCAAAAATAGAAAAAAATAAGCACAAGAGCATGATTTACAACAAACAAAAATCCATTAGTATTTTTTAACATATTAAAAATTGTGGATAAAAACGATTATGTTATCTTTGCAATAAAATAATTTTTTAACTATGGCTATAGAAGAAAACAAAGTAACACTCGTTGGCGTAAATTCAGCCAGCGTAACATTCAGCAATGAAGCTAATGTGGAAAAACAATACAAGGTGAATGCGAATGTAAACGTATCAAACGGAAAAAACATTGATTCATTTGATGGCGGAGAGGTGAAGTCATTGGAATCAGAGAACCAACTCGCCACATTCTATTTCAATCAGAACGGTGGTATCGCAATCAACTACAACGATCATCCCGATTTGGAAGCACAAATTGCTATCATTACCATCATCAACTCTTTCGTAACCGATGTTACAAAATACATTAACACGAAAGGCATCTCATCAGTTTCAATTTAAACAGCAAGAAGAAATGACGAACCAAGAAATGTTTTTAAAGAGATTAACTCTCTTGAATATCCCCTTATCACTAGAAGGGAAGGAACTTCCATCAGAACTGAAAGCAAAAATCATGCTTATGCGTGTCGCTTACGACAAGGCTGCAAAAGCATTCGATGATGATATGCAACAGGTTCTTAAAGAAATAAAGAAGGAAGGGTATGACGAGCGCGCACAGAAAATCAATCACATGAAAGAGATTGACGGTAAGGAAGATGCTACAAAAGAGGAAAAGAAAGAAGCGGATGAAATCAGAAAGACAGAAGAAGATTTCAACAAGGAAACAGAAGAGCTGAATAAAGCATACTCCGAAGCATACCAAGAGAAAATGAAAGAGGAATGTGATATGAAGCCTAGAAAATTCGCTTTTGAAGGATTTGCTAAAATCATTGAACTTATTGGCACTGACGGTGCAATTAAAGTGAAATGGAACTCTCCCGAAGCATTGGAAATACCGAAGGAGGAATTTATCTCGCTTATCGCAACAAATCTTGTCGATGAATAAGCCGTTTTCTATATTGCTATTTTTTTTGTTACTGTCGTGTTCTTGTTCACGCAAGCTACTTCCATCTTCGACAAATACAACTATAGTAGACCACAACACGACAGTAACGGAAAGAGTAGTATGGCAATCAAAAATAATAACTCTTCCAACAGAACACATACAACATACAACATTTGAAGATAGTTCACACTTGGAAACATCATTAGCCATATCAGACGCTAAAATAATGTCGGATGGTAGGCTTTTTCATAGTTTGAAAAATAAGAAAAACTTTCTACAAGACAGTATTCCATCTTTGGAAAAAGAAACGGTAGTGACGAAAGATTCTATAATAACCGTAGAGAAAATTGTAGAAGTAAAGGTAGAAAAGGAATTGTCTAAATGGCAAAAAATACTAATCAATCTTGGATACATAGGTATCGGTTTCATATTGTTTTCAGGTTACAAAATAGCCCGAAAGTTTCTGTAACTTTCGGGCTTATTTCACTAGATGCCATACCACGTGGTAAACAAACTAATCTTCATAAATATTGTTTTTTAAATATTTCGCAACGCTATCCATTACGCATTCAACACACCAGCCTAGAAGATATGCAAAGTGCTCATCCTGCCCGTTTTTATACCCCATTGCTATATCACAATACTCAAATACATTACAAACATAATGAGCAGATTCATGAGCAACAGTCTTTACTCCTATACCATCGTTGGATAACCAAATAAGTACGCCTAAATTATTTGTACTTTTTTCTCTTACAGAAATAGTCATGGCATCACATCCTTCAATTTCATCTTTAGATATATCTATCGGGTCATGATTATGTTGAGTGAATTTTCTATATATTTTCCCCCATTGATCATCTCCCACTGCCACATACAGTTTAAGAGGATATATTTTAGGATCGTATTTTGTTATCATCGCAAAACATCTTTTAGTAATATATCAGGATGCTCTTCTTTAGGTTTAGATTCTTTGAATCTATATATAAAGCCACTTGCATCCTTATTAGCTTCCTTATATAAATCTTCTGTAAGAGAAGCCTTGTACAACTTCATTTTCTCTTCAAAATGATAATCAAGTTTAGGCTGGTCCATTATTACTGCCTGTATATAACTCCATGAATATTTCCATAGCAAAGCCCAGTCCTTGATTATCATCAATCCTCCGAATAGCCTTAAATCCCCTCTGAATTGGGGGAAATCTTTTTGGATAGATCCTCGTGAGCCGATTTTGCATCTAGAGATAATTTCATGGCATCCTTCTTGCTTAATGTCGCTGTCGTATCTATCAAGAACGCTAAACGGATTGTATTTGTAAAAAAATCACTTACATTAGCCCCCTCCACGATGGCTTCTATCAACGGAGTAAGTTCCTTATGGTCATAGTGTCTGCTTAACCACCAAGCGTATATACGTCTTGCAAAAGGAATTATCTCAAAAAACCAATAGTTGTTCAATACTCCTGCCGCTGCAACTTTGTACGGAATAGATGCGTCATTTTTCATAATTGCAATCATTTCCTTTTTTGCTGTATCTGGATTGATAATATCACGTATCAGCAGCTTATCCACAATATAGTCATATGCGCCTAGTCTAAGACCACGCACCTTGAATTTCTTATTGCCAACCATAACCTCTTTGTATTTATGAGTGGCAAACTTCTGCATCTTTATCTGATCATCTAAGTCAGGTTGTTTCCAATTAAATATTCCCATTTTTTAAACTAACTTGAACGGTTTAATCATTAATTTTCCTTTCACATCCACCTTTGATATGTTCTTTGGAGTATTTGTATGTACGAACACCTTGGTATATTTAGACGATACAATATCAAGTTTTGCATCATCAATCAAAGAAACGTGTACTATGCTGTTATCAAGCGCAACAAGGCTTACATGGCTGTTATCCTTGACATACATCTCTCCTATACCGAAATCGTTGAATGTGACAACACAATCACACGAGCCGTTAAAAATAGACCATTTAGGATTGCTTATGAAAAGGTTGGTATCATCAACGAAGATATTAAACTTCTCCCTAATGCCTGCAAACTCCTTCTTTAACATTTCGTTTGACGGATACCTGTTAAGTAGGCAGAAGTCAATATTTTGAATATATTTCTCGCATAAGTCATATTTATCTGGTTCTCCCCATTCGTTTATCCGTTTTTCGCAAGCTCCAAGACTTATAGCCTTTTGCTTTAATTTATCAGACAATTCTTTATCGTTCATTATATTTCTTTTTATCACAAAAATACAATAAAAGTTAATATCAATAAAATAGAAACAGTTAAAAAACAATAAAGCCGGACGAAAACGCCCGGCTAATAATTCATAACTCGTCTACATCAACCACCGATACCCGAATTGTCAAGTTCAAGAACCATCATGGTTTTCAAATACTGAGTGTTAACTTCCAATGCTGTCACAGTAACGGAGAATCCAAGGTATCCAGCATTACTTGGAGCACCTGTGAAGCTGACAGCCCATGATGCCTTCGGGAAGAAGATCATACGGTCACCAGTACCATTGATAATACCGATAGGACGTACAAACTGCTTGAATGCACTTGCACCAAACGCTTTCAGTTTCTGAGAAGCTCCCTTACCGAAAGCATCAACAGTATCAGTTAAACTACTTAATTCCAACTCAGCCCTGGCTTCGTTCCCTTGTGTAAAGAAAGCGAAAGCGGCTTTTGAAGTGGACATACCTGTAAAGGTAAATGCCATAGTACCCGGTGTGATATTCTGGAATACGGTAGCACCCTGCTCGTTCTTTGTTTCAGAAGTGTCAGCGTCAGTACCAGCGGATTCCGTAGTACCAGATTCAATATTGGGAAGAATCTTCGGATTCTTAAAACTTGAATATTGAGTTTCATCGGTAATCTCAATCGCATCAAATGTCAAAGCAGCCGACTGCCCGTTCAAGTAAGCAGGGCTGGTGTCTAAATTTACTCGTGCCATTCTATTTTCTGTATTTAAAAAGTTATTGTTAATTGTTGAGAACGTATCTACCGATGCGCCTCCACTGTTTTTTCTCACGTTTTTCATGCGGCTAATCCTTTGAAATGTCAACATTCAACAGGACGGACATATAATAGAACCCAACCCCGTCAAACATTGGTGGTAAAACATTAAATATCTCGAAATGAAGCTGCACAGTCTTTTGAGGAAACAGTTCTACCATCTTCTCACTCAACGCATCCATGACAGACGGATATATGTTCCCAGGCAATGCCCTTACAAACAAAGTAACCGTAGCCATTGTTTCGCCTTTCCCGAAGTGACCGTAAGGGCCGCCCTCGGTATTGCTTACAATTCTTGTATTGTTGTTTACGACAATAAAACTAGTTACCTTATCATCAACACTTGCAGGACGCTGTACCTTATATACATCGTCAGCAATCTTCTTGTCCAATACAATATTGTACAAGGTGGTATTTATTGTTGAAGGATTAAAGTAGCCCATAACTTCACTTAAAATATTTGTTTAACATATTAGCTGCAATTTTCTTAAAAACCACAGTATATTTGCCCCCTTTTAAATCTGTCTTTGTCTTAATCCAAGAATCTGAAAGAACATTCAACAAATGATAGTTCTCCACATACTTGGCATAATACATGACAGCAGCGACAACCAGTTCATATTTGTCAGAACCATCGGATTTGTAACTGTTGAAGAAATCTTCGGCAAGTTCACGCCCCCAATATTCTACATTGTTACGTTTCCTAGGTTCATTTGCAACTTTCGTTGCATTTGCCCACACAATCTTCTTTAGGACTCCATCTTTGTAAATGCCACAGCCATAACTATCTTCAAGATTGAAAGTTTGGTTGGTAAATCCCTCCATGTCTTTTATATCATCCATGATATTCGTGGCGATATCTTCCATGAACTGCATGATAGAAGCATCCAAAGCAAGCTGGACATTACTACCAAACTCTTTCAATACTTTATCGTTGTTATTTGCCTGCATTTTTTGTACTTGTCTCTCTTGTTACTGGTTTACTCAGTTTATCAATCTGCTTTTTTAATGAATCTCGATCATCTTTTGCGCATTTCAACTCGTTTTTGATTTTGTTCATCTCATTATAAAGCTCCTGTATCTTCTGATAAGCATCATGAAGAGATTGCTGATAACTCAATATTTCTTCCTGTGCCTTTTTCAACTGAGCACCCTGAATAGCAAACCCTTTTTCAAGATTGTCCAAGGTAGAAGAATCAATTTCAGTTTCCATTTTTTCCTTCTTCTGCTTAAACAGTAATATTGAAGTTAGAAGGGTTATACCATTAGTACCCAACAAAGCAAGTATTATTTCCGTCCAATTGATTGTCATAGTATTCTAGTTTTCTATTTGGTTAAAGTATATTACCGTACCAAATTCCATATTGTTAAATGGAGGTTTCTTTATCTCACGCCAGCTATTGCTGTTGTCCGAAAACGGATGGTTGAAATTCTGCCAATCCAACAGACACCCGGAAGGTATGGTTACATCGTTATCTTCTAGGTAGGCAGCATATTCGGACTTGTCAACATCATTCGTTTCCGAACCAGTATCCTTTTCCTGTATGTTTGCCCTTCCTTCGTATATCATCTCCCAATACGGGGTGGTCTGATATTTATCCGAACTGTTCTTGTTCTGATAAATTCTCACCATATCAGGAAACATATCCTCACCTAAAATACTCTTTCCCATACTACCATCTTAATCTAGTTATTTCAACATCAGTTCCAACATCCAAATTCAAACCCCATTTGGCGTATAAATCCTTTGCGCGTTGCTCCAATCTTTTCTTGTCATTGATAGAAATAGTCTTGCTTGTGTCGGTAATTGACCAGTTCCCGGCTTTCTTCGTCTTTCCCTGTATCGTTGAAGGGGCAGTGCAAACAATGAGCAACAAGTCAGCATAAGCCAAATCCTTCTTCATCTCAGACGTTTCACGGCTGTCATCAGACAAACGGAATCCCCATTTCTGGGCAACACTGATATATGATGTGTTTTTCAACTCATAGTCAATCTGTGCTTTCAGATATTCACGCATAGACATATAGAAATATGCTTCCACCTTCATGTTACCCTTTGCTGTTATCTGAGGGGTAACTTGAATAGTAAACGGATTATCCGAAACTTTCAGTCTATCTTCCGGCTTCAATGTTTCATTGTCGGCAATAAGCCAGTATCCGAACTCTACACTTTCTTCGGGAATAGCTTGGAGCGTGAGAGTATCTCCAATGAAATACTCCCCTGCGCCCTTTGCTGTGCCTTCGCCATTTATATCAATAATGACCTTCATGGTTCAACCTTTTACAATCCCGTATTTGACTGTTCGTCAACCTTCATAATGATAAGGTTGTTCGGATTCTTCATCACAGGACATGCCCACAACTCACCTGAACTCTTCTCCGCATACGGTTCGGAAGAATACTGATGCAAGAACGCGATACGTCCGCCTTCCAAAGAAGAAATACGTACAGCCGGGTTGGTATCCTGCAAATACATTGACGGTGAGTTCTTTATACGGAAGAACTGACCGCTCTGAACAAGAACAACGGTGTTCTTTTCAAAAGACGGTTTGGCTTCCTCAATCACACCAAGTTTGTTCCATTTTGATTTTTCATCAACAGGAATAATCACAGGAATAGAGAACACCTTCATCAGCACATCAACAATCTCCTGATTGTTCATAGGATAGATTGTAGTAGATGCTGCGGCAGGAACAAGACGAGCCTGTACTGCTGCTGTCACTTTCGGGTGCATCAGGAAGTTGTCATACAAATCCTTGGACATTTCAAAGTGATCGTATGGAACACCATCATTGTCGGCAATCTTACACATTCTTTGAAGGTCTTTAATAGGATCAGCGTTCTCGTTCGGTGTCCAGTCTGTATCGCTAAACCATTTCTGTTTCAACGCTTTCAACTTGTGTTTTGCAGGAACACGATAGTCAATCTGAACAGGGATTGAGTTGGTACCACTAGCTGTATAGTTAAGCATACCTGTAGAAAGAGCCTGATAAGTCATGCAGTTCAACTCGGTATGGAAACCTTGGATACATGCTTCCATCTTTGTGTACCACTTCTCACGGATCTTGTCAAGCAATGCACCTTGCGGAATGTCAAGTTCATAGAACTCCTGAATATCGGTTTCCATAAACTGAATAGCGTGACCCATCTTCGGAATACGGCCCGAATACCATTCAAATCCCGTAGTGTCCATGATAGGCTTTTCAGCCAAAGGAGCAAGCATCACAGGACGGGTAGCCTGTGTGTATTCGTCAACCATCACGTTCCATGATTTGCTCATCTGAGGAACATCCCAATCTCCGTAGCTTCTCCAGTTTTCGTTATCAAATTTCTGATTGGCATAATCCATAAGTTCCTGCATCTCCCCGGAGAAATGCCAATCATAGAAACTAAATGTCGATCTTTGCATAAAACGAAAAAATTTAATTAGTTATACAATGTGTAACGGAAAACGCAAGGATATGATTCATCATCCTTCATCGCCTTTTTGATTGCCGAAGCTACGGGCGGAATGCGTTTTTCCAAAATCTCACTTGTCACCATCCATGCACCGTTGAAAGGATAGAGAGTGGCACCGGGAATGGTGTCAACATCATAAGGCAGGATAGCATTAGGAATAACCTTGAATTTTGCGCTAGCACCAACCTGTGTAACTTCAACCAAAATATCGGTCAATTCCAATTTACCTGCATCCCCGGACAATGTAAGGATGTCATATTCGTCATGAGACGAATCAATAGCGTTAATAGTAAAACCAGTTGTAGTACCTGCGGCAGTAGTAGGTGCTTTACCGACAACCATGCCAACCTTGGCAACTGTATTACCCATGATTTTTTCAACTTTTACCGTAGCACCAGAATCCGATTTCTCATACATTCTGAATGAATAGTGAATATCACCGCCATCCTGTTTTGAGGAATCGCATTTAATCATGGTACCAGCCGGAAGTTTGTTCCCAACTGTAGGCATACGTTCTACTGGAACGTTACATCCTACCAACAGTACGTGCAAAGACGTATCATTAGAAAAGATATGTCTTGCGCCACCAATCTTACTATAACTTGTTGCAAGAACTCCTGCTTTCATAATTAAAAACTATTTGTTAATTTTACTGTAATATCGGCTGACAATATTGTTTTCCTTGTTAGCCTTATCTTCTTCTCTCTTTCTATCTATGAATGACTTTACATCGCTAGAACCACCCTTGTCAGAGATGAAAGGATTAATGCCATCCTTTGTGTATTTAGTACACGTTTCATTGTACTTTCCCTGTATTTTCAGAAGAATGCTTGTATCTTCCTCTTCGGGCGAAATCTGAATGTTCTCAAAAATGATGTTGCGCAACAACTCGTTAGGCATACCTGCTTCCGGGCGTTTAATCAAATCAGACAGCTTCTTGCGCTTTTCAGTTACAATCTGCTTCTGCTTTTCCTCCTGCTCTTTAGCTTCAAACTCTTTCTTGAACTTTTCAAACTCTTCAAGTTTAGCCTTGACATCATCGGGCAACTCAAACTGTTTCTGTTCTGATGATGATTGTTGTTGTTGTTGTGGCGGTTGTTGTTGCGACGAATGTGATTTTTCCCATTCCTTTTTCAAGTTGGATATCTCCTGTTCCTTGATTGTATCCCACTCTTTGCGCTTATCAGACGCAAACGCTCTTACCTGACCTGCCACAGTGTTCTTTAAATGATTCACAACACTTTCATTCCAGAACTTTTCCGCATTTTCCTGCGGTGCGAACGCTGAGAACTCATTAATTGTCTGTTCGATTGTACGATCTGTAATAACGGAGCTACTTTCTCCCAACGCATTCTTGATACCTTCAAAAATGACTTTTACATTTTCATCCATATACTATTTATTTTTTATGTGATTCATGCACAAGACCTTTGCGCACAGTAAGTACCTCTTACCGATGCAAATGTAGTTAAAAAATGTGTATAAGCAAAAAAATATTTAAAAAAATATTATATTTGCGGGATACATAGAAAACGATGGAAGAAATTGACTTAAAATACCGAGGATTAAAGACTAAGGATGTTGTCAAATCGCTGAAACGATATGGCAAAAGGGGAATCATACCATATAAAAGCCTTGATTTCGTCCAAAGATATATAGAGGACAGAAGAAGCAAGGGGTACAAGGTAAATATGCTTGCCCCACAGAAAGGTTCACAGGAGGCATTTCTAAGGAACAGGGCAGGGATAAAGATACTTCACGGGAATCGTGGGGGAGGAAAATCCGTATGCCTTGGGATGGATATACTGAGTTCATGCAACCACCCGTCATTTTCCGCACTTGTTTTCCGTAAAGACAAGACATCCGCAGAAAAAGCGGACGGTATTCTTAAAGTGGTTTCAAAGATGGTTGAACCTTATGGTGAGTATATTGATTCAAAACGCCTTTCAAGACTTGACGCAGGAGGTGAAATACGATATGATTATTTTGGGGATGCCTGCTTGTCGGGAGAAAAAGGCGTAAGCGAATTTAAGGACAGACAACAGGGTGGTAACGTTGTCAAGGTGGCGATAGACGAGTGCTCACAGGCAACAGAACCTATCATAAACTACCTTCAAACGGTATTGCGTTCATCATCAGGACTAAGAACAAGTCTTATAGGCGCGTGCAACCCAAATCCGTACAGCGATTTCTGGAGAGCAATGGTATCATGGTGGGTAGACGATGACGGAATAGCAATTCCGGAAAGATCGGGAAAGGTAAGATATTTCTTTCAATATGGAGATACTATACATGAAACGGCATGGGGTGACAGCCCACAAGAAGTATTTGCTCAGGCAAAAGATTATATCATCGCAAGATTCGGTAAAAATACCAAAATTGACGAAACAAACTGTAAAAGATACATCAAGAGCATAACCTTTATAGCTTCCGGGCTGGAAGATAACAAGATACTTATGGCTTCCAATCCCGACTATCAGAAAAACCTTGGAGGAACAGCACAGGAAGTATCCATAAACGCATTAGGTTCATGGAAGCTGATAAAAGGGGGAAACGAGTGGATAACCCGTGACGAAATGGAGGAAATGTTCTCATCTCAGCCTGTGTTTGACGATTACTTTGAATGTGCGACACTGGATATAGCATACGGTCTTGGTGACGTTTGTGTAATGGGGCACTTCATAGGACATCACTTACAAGACCTAGAATGGTCAAACACATTAAAACCTAGGGATTTGAACCGATGGGTAAGAAACAATCTACGGAAATGGGGAATCGGTGAAAACAGACTGGCATTTGACGGTCTTGGAGCACCGACATTCCGTGACGCATTTCCCGAAAGCCTGGCAATACTTAGAGGTGTTCCGAAAAGACTAGACAAAAGCAAGGATGATCAACCTGTAAGATTCTATTTCGATCTAAGGGCACAGCTTGCCGATGAAATGGTAACACGTATAAAAGGAACAAACCTAGGATATTGCGGATTCAGTATAAACCCGGAACTTCTTGACAAACCGTATGTGAACAAAACAATACGGGAAGCACTGATGGATCAGAGAAGAGCAATAAGACGTGACGTGGAAAGGGAAAACGGGAAACTAAGACTGCTGAAAAAACAGGAGGCAAAAAAGATTGTAGGATGCTCTCCTGACTTGATAGAAGGAACATTTTTATACAGGACATATTTTGATATATGCGATGTAATGATTGACATACCTAACGATATAATGGATGAATTAAAATATTTATAATTACCTATGGAAATTTTAAAATTAGACGTTTTATTACGAAAAGAACCGTTCAAAGTGGCACTTCCGTCAAGATGTGACGATGGGAGAGGTGGAGGAACAAAGAAAAAGCCAAGACGCTCCACTTTGATATACAAATATATGTCACAGGATGATTTCCTAGCGCAATGGGATACATCAGGACATTATATACACAACAGACCCGACTGGAAAGACAGTATCCCGTCAGACGAGGATGCCACATCATCGGATGATGAAAGCGCGAATGTAGGTGCTCAGAAAAGAAAAAAGAAATCGGCATCAACTCCCTATGTACTGCAAAGACGAGCATTTCCTCTTCAAAGGATGATACACAAGAAAAGGGTATCACACCTGTGTACCAATCCTCTTAAATTCCAGATAAAGAAAAGCGCGTCAAACCAGCAGAACAGGGATAAGCTGACAACATACAAGGAATACTGGACTGATTCTCTCATGGAAACAGCCAAGTTTGAACTTATAAGCGAAGCCGGAAAGGTAGGAGATGCTGCCATATATATATATAAGGATAAGGACGAGATAAAATACAGGTCTTTCAGCTACTCAAAAGGAGATATACTGTATGAACATAAAAACAGAAGAGGGGAAAGAATAGCTTTCGCAAGGGAATATACAACCACATATATCTCGGCTGATGGAGAAGAGCATACAGACACACTTGTCGATGTATGGACTAAAGATGAGTTTTACACGCTTGATTCCAACGGAGATATAGCAACGGATATTGACGAAAACGGAAATATCATACAACTGCATCAATTCCATAACCTGGGATTTATACCTGTAGTATATCTACGGCTTGAACTTCCATTTTGGGGGGCAGTACAGGACTTGATAGACGATTTCGAGTTCTTAATGTCAATGATAGGAGAATACAACACACGACAGGCATTCCAAATGCTACTTATCAAGACTAACGGAAGAATAAACATTCAAAGAAACGGATTGGGAGGAACTTCCATTTTACGTGTAGGAGCAGAAGATGATGCACAGTTCATGGGTAAGATGGACGCTTCAAACTCACTGTTCACCGAAATAGATAACATATACAACGGGATACTTGACGGAAGCGGTGTTGTTCCGCCAATGCAATCATCATCAGGTGACAGACCTACTGGAACAACGGCAATGTATTACGAGCCTGAAATGGAATGGGCGAGAAGTGATGCACAAATGATGAATACAGCCATAAATGACATGGCCAATATATTCAAATACTATGTAGGAGTAATGGAAGGTGACGCAACAGGTTATAACGCTCTAAGAATAAACGCTACCATAGAGCCATACTCGTACATAGATTTCTCTGAATGGAACAACACAATCGTTCAGCTTGTAAACGCCCGAATAATATCATTACAGACAGCAAGAGAGGAATGCGATTTCGCTGCAAATAACGAAGATGATAGAATGGACGAACAAGACAGAAGATTAAACGATATGGAAGCTAGGGTGATAGAGGAAAACAATGAAAACAATGAAAACAACGATAACAGCTAAACTATGGGAAAATTTATAAACTTACTAAGAAAAATAAGAAGGGCATTGGACTATATATGCCTTAACAATTTAAGAGTTGACGGAATGGAACACCTCATTGCAGGAATACTTTTAGTAAGCGTGGCGCAATGGTTTTTCTCCGTATGGACAGCAATAGCACTAACCTTATTCCTCCTTGTAGGGAAAGAAATCGTCTACGATAAGTGGCTTAGACAAGGAGTGCCCGAATGGAGAGATGTATTCTGGGGAGCAGTCGGTATGATACTTGGATTGATGTGAAAAAAACAAGGGCGTTACGGAAGTGATGCCCTTGCCTAATACCTAATTTGGAAAACAGCTATGGAATACCACCAAAAATACAAAGGATTATCTATTGCAGATTATTTCGTAAAAAAGTGCATAGAGCAAAACATACCTGTGACAAATATGTCTATTCTGAACATGATTTACTTTGCTCATGGATTTTCTTATGCGATAAGGCATGAACCATTGATTAAAGATCCATTTTTGGCATGGCAATGGGGTCCAGTAGAAAGAAACACGTATGATTGTTTCAAAAAGTATGGAGCAGGTTCCATAACATCCATTTCGGGAGAAACTAATGACGAACTTGTAAACCTAGAAAGAGATAAAGAACTATGTGACTTCTTAGACAAATTTATCCCATTAGCGAAAGTGAACCCGTTTGTATTAAACAAAAGAACACATATTGAAAATGGGCCGTGGGATGTAACCACAGTTTATCAACACATAGACGAAAAAGTAATACAGGTATATTTTTGCGCTAAGTATGGAAATGAAACGAAGTAATTGTACAACATTAGGTGTCAATTTGTTCCTTAATACCTTATAGAAAATATTGATTATCAAGTTTTACGCAAAAATGCGGAAAACCAAAAAGGCGGAAGGCCTACAAATGAATACAAACTTACCGTTTCCTGTATGGAGTTTTTTATTGCTCGCAAAGTACGTCCAGTTTTTGAGGTTTATAGGCAAGTGTTTCACAAAGTGGCAAAGCATGAACTTTCCCGAAAGGAGCTTGCATTAAGAATTAAGCGGGAATTCCCCTGTCTTCAGGCAGGGGATAATAGTGCTTTTGTTCATACATTCTTTTGGTTTAAAAGCCCTACCCACGGAGCGTGGGAAAGTTAAGCCTGTGGACTGTCATAAAAAGCAATGGCAGGAAGAAGCAGGAATAAAATCATGCCTTTAGGCATGAGTAGCTCACTGGTAATACAAGCCGAAGAGGAAAAAGAACGATTGGCTTTGGAGAATAAAAAGCAGCAGAAACAAATAGAAAAACTACAGCCGAAAGCAGACTTTGCAGACGCAGCTTTCAAAAAAATATTGTTTTCGTTTGGTAGTATGGAAAGTTTGCGTAACTTTGTACCGTTCACAGATGACGATTGCATTCGTTACGTTAAGCAAGCGGTTAAGTTGCCATATCATACATGTTTTTTTTTATGCCCTTATTGGATATTGGCGGTTGCCTTTACGTAAGATTATAGTATTTGCTCTCGTAGCGAATGCGCCATCTGTGAACAGCGTAAAGTGCAACCGCTTTCTTTTTGATAAAGTTGCCACATATAATTTCTTATAATCTTAAATGTTCACAGATTATGGCAGAATTAGTATTTCAAAACAGCAACGGCAACGATGTGACTACTTCGTTACTTGTTGCGGAAGTGTTCGGGAAAGAACATAGTAAAGTAGTCAGAGACATTGAAAGTCTTTCATGCTCAGCGAGTTTTAATGCCGCCAATTTTGGCGTTATTACCTACATCGATAGTAGAAATCGAGAACAGACCGCTTATGAAATGACAAAGGACGGTTTTAGTTTCCTTGTCATGGGCTACACTGGGGCAAAAGCCGGAGAGTTTAAGGAAAGATTCATCAATGAGTTCAACAGACGGGAAGCCCTACTAAAGGATGATGATTACATCTTGATGCGCTCCCAGCAGATTCTACAGAAACGTATAGAGATTGCGGAGGAAAAGATTAAGTGTCTTGAACAGCAAAATTCCAAGCTCCAGCCGAAAGCCGACTTCGCCGACAAAGCCTTTGCAATGGAAGGCAAGTGCGATATAGGACAGGCGGCAAAGATACTTGGATTGCCTTTTGGGAGAAACTCTTTGTTCAAAAAACTTCGTGAAGCAGGAGTATTCTTTGCTAACAGGAACGAACCAAAACAGAAATATATTGATGCTGGGTATTTCGAGATGAAAGAAAAACCTATTCCAAGAGAGAATCACCCAGGTTTTGTCGTGATGGTTGTTCTATGCACACAAAAAGGTCTTGCATACATCAATCACCTGTTTGGCGGAAAACCGTCCGATGGGAAATTGGCGAGAATAGTATAGCACTGTACATAATCTATTATTACTAAAAAACAAGGAGCGACAAAAACATCGCTCCTATATTTCCTTTAACGTATAATTGATCACTTTATCGTAACCCAAACCTGTTCGCCACGCTTTATCGCATCGTCAATCAATTTGTTCAACTTGTCAGAAGTATAGCGTGATTCGGTAAGTCTGCCTTTTGATGTATTGTTACCTACAAGGATACATCCGGCAGAATCCTTTGCTGTATTCCCAGCGTGAAAAAGAATACCCTCAAAATGAGGAACATTCAACAGTCTTGGCATATTACGCCCGAATTTTGGGGACCAGTTGTATATCACCTGGTATCTACCGTAAGGGATAGCAGATTCAGCATAAACCTTCTTCTCGTTTCCATCAAACACTCCGTTCTTATTCACGTCAACAACACGATCTTCAAGCGTATTACTGAAAAACTCACCATCAATATACAAACGCCCTATAGTATAATCAGGCTTACACCATTTTCTTTCTACTAATAGTTCCATGATTTTTTTTATTTATTGATACATTGCAAATATACAAAAAAGTATTATATTTGCAATGTAATAATTAGGATAGTTGATATTTAGATGGGCATTAAGGAACAAATGAACACCATTATAAAGTATTCGGTAATTCATTTATGATAGCCGATAGTGGGCGTTGGTATCGCCCCGAACGGATTAACGTTCTAAAATGTGTGTGAAAATGTACATTAATACCATACCATATTTTCTGTTACTTTGCACTATCTAAATGAACCATTACGATGTTTTTACTTGGCAGCAGGCAGATGTGAATCTTTACTGTTGCCTTTTTTGTTTAAAATACATATAAACATACAATGACACCAAATGAAATAAAAGAATTCCGTAATTATATGCGTAAATGTATATCTATGAATTTTACGCTTGAAGAAAAAGAATGTATAATCAAGAAGAAAAAGGAGATAAAAGAAGCAGGAGAAGCTATAAGAAGAAACAATGGAGGGAAAAATCCAATACTAGGTTTCTGATTTAAAAACAGATTAACTTGTACGGTAATTAGATAATAATACATACCTTTGCACTATGGACAACGAAAGAGAAATATTATCGAAACTTGACGCTATCATACAGAACCAAAAGGTTTTGTACGAGAATCAAATTGTCATATTTCAAACTCTAGCATCAATTGGGCAAAAGGTGTACAGTCAAAGCGATTTCAAGAGTTTGATGATAAACATGGTAGCAAACGGTATAACAGAAAGAGTAGAAGCCAATGATCAACAAAGAAGAAATATCTAAGATTGCAGACTATTACTTCCAGGTAAAAAGACTTGCGAACGGTATCAAATCGTCAACCAAAGAACGTGCGGAGAAGTTTTCTAAAGACCTTCTGGCCGTATTTCTTTTGGCAGGGGCTAAATCATTCAAGTCAATATCAAAACTCCCGGATAGCCAAAAAGAAAAAGTGCTGGAACTGACCAAAGAGTTCCGTGAGGATATATATAACGACATATACCAATATGTATTGGAAAGCAATAAGCTGTCACTCGAACTAAACGATGATCTTGGATGGGAGTATATTTCAATGACGGATAACGGCATTAAGGAATATATGGAAAGGACATACGGTGGAGAAACAACAAAGCAGAGAATAAACACAAACACAAACAGATTTCGCGCTGTTGTTGAAGTATATCTTGCCAATACATTACTGTCAATAAAAACGAACAATATAGAAAAAATAACAGATGAGGTTCAAAAGAAGATATGGAATAACATATCATCACCATATAACGTATCATTTATTCCGCCAAGCAAACAGAAACACTACGGTAGAGGATATGCTACAAACGGTATAAGCCAGTTGTATGTTATAGAACAACAGATGATTCTAGGTATTTTCAATGAAGCAAATTACAACTCATGGAAAAACATTCCAAATTTCAAGGGATGGAGGACAGCAGTAACGTCTAAAAATCCATGCCAGTTCTGCATTGATGAGCAATACAGAATACACACAGACAGACCTAAGCTGCCGTTCCATGCCCATTGCTTGTGTATATTATATCCAGTGTTCAATACATAATAACTTGATAATCAACATACCATTGAGTAACATTACCATAAGACGGTGGATTACCAGCATCAACCACATCATTACGAGTAAATGATTTAGGAATATTTGTGCACGAAGGCATCAATATATTACCTGACCATTGACCTGTATAAGATCCATCTTTCGCTCTCCATCTATATCTAGCGTATGGTCTGCCGGATGAAGCAACGTAATCACTAGAAGTGTTATTTGTAATGTTTAATCTGCATTTAGAAGAAGTAGACCCATTTGTCAACTGTCCGTAAACAGAGAATCCAGAAGCGTTGGCTGTTGTATCTCCAAGTGTAATAGAAAGACTTTGAGTAACCACTATCGGCTTACGAATAAATCCGTCAGATGTAGTAGGGATTAAGCATAATACATTTCCACTGTAATCACAAAAATAACCCTTAATATAAATATATGTATCCCCCATAGATATGAGATTATTGCGATTAAGGGTAATTGAAATTTTTCCTGTACTATCAATACTACTTACAACGAAAACCCCAGAATCCACCAACTTCTTTAATTGATTATATACTTCCACCTTTATCTTCATATTAGACCAAGTAAATCCCCCAAGTATTTTACCCCAATTATACCTAGAATCAGCCCAATATGGTGAAATTGTAAGTACAAACGTTGTTTTTGTAGCATCTACAGGATTAGTTAGAATATCTTTATCTATTGTAAGAGGTTTAGCCCCATGATCGTATCCATCAAAATCAGTAAGTCTATACCATGTTTTAGGTCTATCATATACTAATTTCTTATTTACAGAATCATAAATTATACCAGGAAGGCTATTGTTGTCAAAAACAGGATTGGATGCTTCTTTTGGTTTTATATAGCTCCACATGTTAATTTTATCACTAAGACAAGCATATCCTAAATCATAACCATTACTAGTAGCACCGATACCAAGGGTAGGATATACATCACCACCCAAATTAATGGGTGCGGTGATTTTACCGTTAGAGTGACCCATAATCACCCCCTTCCTCTATAACGGTATAAGAACCTTTACAAACAACAATGCCATTACAACTGATACTACGACAATGAATATCGCCATCAATTATAACAGCATCAGAAATGTCATAATCGCTAGGAAGTTCCCCACCACATAGTGTTATAACTTCGACTGCCCCTGTGCAGCTAGACTGCCCCTGTGCAGCTAGACTGCCCCTGTGCAGC